GCCGCATGGTTGGCACGTTCAAAAAAAAGTAAGGAATGGCACGAAGAGAACCTTCAAAGGTTCAAGGAGGGCAAAGAAAAGCTTGTATTGAGGTATGAAAATTCGCGTGACGGGTTCTCCCATGTGATAGGAGGGTATGACAATATAACGGACGAGACGGACACGGTTATAATAGTAGAAGGGATGTTTGACTATATATCGGTTGACACGAAATTGCATCTCTATGAATCACCCGACATAAAGTGCGTGTTTACATTCGGTAACAACATGGGGTTAAGCCAGATAAGGTTATTGAGGGGCAAACCGGGTATAAGGAATGTGATTCTGATGTACGACCCCGACAAGCCGGAAATGATTAAGACGGTATCAATGACCTTGCAAAGGTATTTCAATGTACAGATTGCCGAACTGGAAGATAAGGAGAAAGACCCTGGAGATGCGACACAAGAAGAACTCCTATGGGCGCTTGACAATATGACGGAACCGATTAATTTTTATACAAAGCATTTATAGTGCTGATTTTTTGCCATTTATCCTAATTTTTGTTAGATTTGAAGTCAAAAATAAGGATATGGAAAAATCACGGAAAATCAGTTTAGAGCAGTTTGTAATTAATTTGCAATTGGAGTATTTGAGTTGTAAATTACGCTCGATAGTTTACAATCGTATAGAAAGTGTCGAGCTTGTGAAGATATATAAGGACATAGCGGAGAAGAAGAAGACAAAAATTCTGAACTTAAAACAAAGGTTTCGTCTTGGTACGATGTTCGACAGCGACAAGGCGTTTTCTGATTTTTATTTGAAGGAATTTTTGCAGGAATACGGGTTGCCGAACTTGCAATATTCGGAGAAAACGAAAAAGTCGGTTATGTTTTGGGACAGGTTTCACCTATTGAAACCGGGTACCATAGTGATATACAAGGGAAAGGAATATAAGGTGAAGATAAACCATCCGAATGACGATAATGTGGTGATATGGGTTAATGACGTGCCGGAACAGATACCATATACCTACTTCAAAATGAGATGGTTAGAAAAAATCGATATGAAAGATTTAAAATAATGGAGATAACATTTGTTTATCTCAAAATTTAATTATTATATTTGCATCACGATTAAAAACAAAAGATATGAACTATTTTGAGTATGAAGAAAAGGCGGCTACTACAGCTTGCTATAACGAAAAAGTGGCTTTATCCTATGTGACACTTGGCTTGTGTTCGGAGATGGGAGAAACCTACGAGAAAATCAATAACGAGGCAGAAACGGAAGAAATCTCTAAAGAAATCGGGGATATGTTCTGGTATCTTGCCATGATTCGTAAAGAATGCAATCTTGACATTGAAGGTTGGGATTGGAAAGAAGCTTTGACAAATGCGGAAGGTGCAGGCGTGTTTGATTTGCCCGTGGAAGTCGGAAAGATTGCAGACCAGGTTAAAAAGTGGTTGCGTGACGATTGGAAAGAAGCCGAGCAGAATGTATTCCCGGAAGCAAGAAAGAAAGCTGTTTTGGAAGCCTGGGAAAACGCCTGGAAGGTAATAAACAGCATGATTAACCGCGTAGGGCTTGATACGGAAAAGATTGCCGAGCAGAATATAGAAAAACTGTTTTCGCGTAAACAACGTGACAAAATTCATGGAGCAGGAGACAACAGATGAGAAATTATGATAAAATATTAATGACCGGGGCGCAGGGTACGGGGAAAACAACCCTATTGAAAGCCTTACAGAATGAACCGGAATTCGACAACTGGAAGTTTTACACGAATGTTGTCAGAACGATGGTTGAGGAGGAAGAAATAACCATCAATAAGGAGGGTACTTCTGAATCACAAAAGAAAATATTCGACAAATACACCCAAATAATGGAAGATGCTATGAAACAACCTTCCATTAGTGACAGATGTATTATTGATGTGAATGCCTACACTTCATGGCTTTTTGATAATTGCAGCCCGAAAGACCCGGAATATAATAACCTGGCAGAAGAAGACTTTAAGGAGAAACGACAGATTGTAAAGCGAAAATATGAATTCCCTTTACTTGTCTATCTTCCTATCACATTCAGATTGCAAGGTGATGAGGTCCGTTCGGAAGATGAAGAATACCAGAAAGAAATAGACCGGAAAATAAAGCAGATTGTCGATAATTACGGAATACCCTACATTTCTGTTTCCGGTTCAACGGAAGAACGAGTACAGCAGATTAAAGATGCCGTATTCGGGAAAAAGGAGGACTGATGTATGGAATTTTCTTTGTTGACTTTAAGAAATGTTGGTCGGAAGCTTGGAATACAGAATGTTTCCGGATTCAGAAAGGAAGACCTTTTGCAACAAGTTGTTGAAAGACTGGAAGCAAAGGGAAAGACGCTTGAAGAATATGCAAAGGAGGTATCTGTAAACACCCAAAAAGGGCATGTAAAGAAAAAGTTCAATCTTTCACCTAAAGGAGAAAACCCGTACAAGAAAGGGAGTATATCATATAAGGTATGGGAAGAACTTGCAAAGAATGACGGTCGGTCATTCAGCCGGATTGCAAAAGAGCTGGGAACGCATTACAACGTTGTTTCCGTTTGCTGTAGAAACCATTTTGACAAATCATAAACTTGCCGTTTTTTATTAGATTTGATTTTTCACAGGGAGTGTAAGTAAATACGCTTCACTCCCTTTTTATACCCTAAAAATATGGATGAACTGTATAAAGATTTAATCAAATATTTGGAGGATAACTTTCTGTCTTTCAATGCTTTGGATAATTATATTATAGAGATTGACGGGCAAACATTCGAGTTGTTTGAACCTTTCCAATGGGACAAAGAGGATAACGGAATTTTCTTTGACGATTCGTTCCAGTGGGTAGGAGACATAACGGAATGCGACAACTATGTCTTCCGGTTCGGTGATGTATGGTATTACCTTAAAAAGGGAGACGAGAATAAAGTAAAACTTAACCGATTGCAGTATATCGGAAAGGCAAATTTGTTTGACGAAAGCTTGAGATTTGACACCTATATAGGTGTGCACGGCAATTTTGAATTGATGAACGGAATGCACTCTTATTCCGATTGGGTAGAAAAAGCGAAATTTTTAGGAATAAAAGCGCTTGGTATATGCGAAAAGAATACGCTTGCATCAGCGTTCAAGTTTCAGAATGCGTGTCTAAAAAGTGATATAAGACCTATATTCGGTATGGAAGTTACTGTATATAACGAGCAGAAGGACGTGCGATATACAGTAAAGCTGATAGTCAAGGACAAGGAGGGATGGAATAACCTACTGAAAATAAATAAGATTCTGAATGTCGACGAAAAAGGCTTTATCACGGAAAAGGAATTGCAAGAAATGAAAGACGGGTGTTTCTTGTTGTTTGACCCGAAAACATGTATGTTTGAAAATCTCCCCATATTGTCAAGAAAATGGAACGATACCTATTACCAGCTTGATACTGTGGAATACAAGAAGAATGACCGGGATAAAAAATATCTTGACAATCTGAAAAAATTCGTGGGTGTATATAAACCCGTGGCGGTATGTGACGCCTGGTATCTTGAAAGGCGGTATGCCCCTATAAGGGAAAAGCTTAACAGGCTGGCAAAGGTTGCGAATTATGAGAGTGACAACCAGTATATGAAGAATTACCAGGAATATTACGAAGAATTGTCAAAACTGATATTGAATGAAGACAAGTTTTTCGGACTGTTTGAAGAAGCTTTGGTAAATCTTAATTACATATCGGTAAACTGTAATTATTTGCTGGAAACACAGGTAAGACACGCACCTAAATATGTAATGACGGAAGAGGAGAAAAAGAAATATGCTTCCAATACAGAAATGTTTGAATCGCTTGTCTTTGACGGACTGGCAGAACATCCAGAAATACTGGACAGATACAGCGAAGAGGAACTGACAGAAAGACTTAACACGGAAATATCCATCATAGAGGAAGGCGACGTAGTGGACTATTTTTTGATGTTGAGGGATATTATTAGATGGGGAAGAGACAATAACATTTTGGTCGGATTGGGCCGCGGAAGCAGCGCTGGAAGCCTCGTTTCTTATCTCCTTGGTATTGTCAATGTAAACCCGTTGGAATACGAACTCCTATTCAGTCGATTTTTGACAAAGGGTCGTTTAATTCGGCATGAAGAGGAAGAGATAATAACGATAAATGGAGAAAAGGAAATATCCGGGAATACCTTTATAAAGATTGTCCGGAATGACGAGGAAATGATAATTAGAGCCAAAGAGTTAAAAGAAGGTGACGAACTGATAAACGAGTAATGGTATGATAGTAAAAAATATTGAAATAAAGCGTCGGGCAAAGACCGTATTAGGGTCAATGCCCGATATAGATACCGACTTTCCCGGAAGAAGACGGGATGAAATAAAAGCCTACATGGAAGAACGGTTTGGAAAGGAGCAGGTTTGTTCGCTTGGTACCTACACCACCTTCCAGCTAAAAGAAGCAATATCCGATATGGCGCGTGCAGATGGCATACCAGTACAGTTATACAGATGGTTTACCGCTTGTATTGGAGATGATAAAGAAAAGACGATAGAAGAGTTTTTCAAGACTGTATGTGGGAAAGAGGACCTAAAGAAGTTTGTCAAGGAACATACAGAAACGTTTAATGATATGATGGTTATTCTTGGTTCGCCTAAAAGCCAGTCAGTGCATGCGTGCGGAACCGTAGTGTTGCCGGACGGGAAAACATCCTATGAGTGGATGCCCGTACATACACAAAAAGGACTTGTGGTTACGGACTGGGAAGGTTCGGAAGTGGAAGAGGCAGGCTTCTTAAAGGAAGATGTTTTGGGGATTATCCAGTTGGACAAGTTCGAGGAAATGTTACGCTTGATAAAGGAAAATCACGGAATAGACGTTGACATATACAGCTTGCCTTTGGACGATAAACAAGTATTCGAGTATGCAGGCAAAGGATGGTTGGGCGATGTTTTCCAGCTTGGTTCAGCCGGATTATCTGGATATTGTGTAAAGATGAAACCGGAAAACATAAACGAACTGTCTGCATGTGTAGCCCTCTATAGACCCGGACCTATGGAAAACAATTTTCACAATGAATATATTTTGCGGAAGAACGGGGAAAAGGACTGGACGGAAGAAATGCCTATAGGTGGGGAAGAAGTGGTGGAGAACACTTATGGGCTGATGTTGTTCCAGGAACAAATTATGTTATTTTGTCAAAAATTAGCAGATTTTAACTTAGAGAAGTGTGATTCAGTTCGGAAAGTTTTAGGTAAAAAACTATTACAGAAAGCAAAGGAGTACGGGGATGATTTCGTGAACGGGTATGTAAAGAAGTACGGTTCTAAAGGAGTTACAAAAGAATATGCGGAAAATCTTTGGAAACAGATGGAGGAGTTTGCGAAATATTCGTTTAATAAGTGCTTGCATGGAGACGAGAAGATTTACCCTAATGAATTAACAATCAAAGAACTGTATGAAAAAGGAGTTGAGGACATTCCAGCAGTAACGATGGGAAAGTACGGTGAATTTATTCCTACCAAAGTAAGGGGAATAAGATATGCAGGGAAACGCTTCATCTATAAGATACAAACGAGCGACGGGGCAACAGTGAGATGTTCCGGAAACCATAAATTCCCTACACCGGAAGGATATAAATACGCTTTCCTTTTAAGAAAGGGAGATGTGTTGTATACCTATAAACACGGAATGAGGGTAAATGTGGAAGTCGTTTTTGCTTATGTGATGGATGTGGAACCGACCTATGATGTTGAGATAGACCACCCGGAACATAACTTTGTCACTGGGGAAGGTGTCGTAACATGTAACAGTCACTCCGTATGTTATGGTATGACCGCTTATATATGCCTATGGCTTAAAGTACATTATCCTATTGAGTATTGGAGTGCTACATTCTCGTTTGCGAAGGACGAAAAGATACCCTATTATGTAAACGAAATACAGCAGTCCGGTGAGATAAAGATACATCCGGTAGACATCAACAAGTCAGATGTAAATATCGTGTCCGATTACCGGACAAGCAGCATGTACTGGGCATTCAATGCAGTAAAGCAATGCGGAGAAAGGGCGCAGGAATATATATCGGAAGAGAAAAAGAAGAATGGTCCGTTTTTCTCCTTGGAGGAATTTATAGACCGATGTGTGATTAAAGGCAGTCCGGTAAATAAATCTGTCATTGAGAACTTGATATTTGCAGGCGCATTTGACGAATTAGAGAATATCCAGGAACCGAAAGACCGTTTGGCGCTTATTGAGATGTATCGTGAGAATAAACGGGTCAAAGTATTGGAGGATAAGGATTTACTTACCAATATTATGAAAGTTCGCAAAGAACGTAATAATTGGTGGTGGCTGTTGCAGCAAAAAAGAACGTCCGGTTTTGCATTTTTTGATTATTATGATTTGGTGAATGAATATCATATGCCTAAATTAGACGACGAAACGGAGTTCCAGGACGTGTCTCAGATAAAATTTTGGGACACAAATTCCAAGAAAACCCGTCGTGCCGTGATAGGCGGTTATGTAATTGAGATAATAGAGAGAAAAAGCAAGAAGGGTATATTTGCCACTATAGTATTGGAAAGTAATTATGAGTTTATAAATGTAACTATTTTTCCAGAGTTGTTTGAAGAATACGGAGAGTTTTTAAGGGGTAGTAAAAAGAACATTTTGTTGGTTAACGGTGTGATTGTGTGGGATAAGTTCAGAGGAGAATATATTTTGCAGGCGAATGTTAATTCATTGTTTACAGTATTGACGTAAAGATATTTTGATATGAAAATTATGGTAGAAATCGGTACCAAGACCGTTGTTTTGGTATCACCGGACAAGGACGAAGAAATAGAACTTGACGATGTTACGACAATCAATTACTCGAACCTCTATGGAGAGGCGGTAACGGTATCTGGATTGCTTAACAAGGTCGGTCTAATGAAAGTTGAATATGAGAAGAAAGCGAAGGAAGAGAAACTGTTTTGTGATGTGTTTGCAGCTAATTTGAGGAAGAAATTAAGGCGAGAAGCGGCTACGAATGGAGGAAGAATAACGATTGATGGAGAATCTTTTAAGCTGACTGAAAAAGGATTGGAGGACGCTATATTACTCAATGAACAGTATCAGAAAAATCTGATGAATCTTATTGAGATAGAATCGAAGCGAGACAAGTTAGACACCCTATTTTGGGCAGTACAAAGCAAGGACAAGAAACTTAACAATTTGTTGCCAAAGATTGTACCGCAAGACTTTGAAAAAGAGCTTATTGAAGGAAAAATAAATACTTTTAAGATAGTGAAAACCGATTATTAATTTTTAAAAATTTTGTGTTATGGCTTTTGACAGAAGTAAGTACAAGAAAGCGAGTGTAGAATCAATTGATGAAACAGTAGGAAAAGCAGCCGCAACAATGGGCGGTGGTTTTGGACAAGGCGGCAGAGCCTCATTTTTTAATCTGAGCGAAGACGGAAGATATGTATTGCGCGTATTGCCGTCGTTGACAGGGAAACCCTATATGCCGAGAAAGACGGTTAAACTTCCTATCGAATGTGCGGTATATGATAAGGACGGGAAAGACACCGGAAAGAAGGAAATTAGACAAAAAGACGTCTTTACTTCTGATATCCACAGCAACCGGATGAACGGTGAGGATGCAGTATTGACCTATATCAGTCATGTGTATAACCTGGCAAACGATATCCAGGACAAGGACGAGCGCGCAAAATTCCTCTATCCTATCAGCGGTTATCGCAACAAGCAAAAACAATGGATATGGGGCATGAAAGCCATGCTTAACTATGTGGCTTATGTATGGGCAGAAAATGACGTGTACCGTCTTGATTTGCGCCCGGATTGGTGGAAGAAAATGAAGAACATTTCTATGGAACGTGCCGGAGGTTCGGATGATGGAATAATTAATCTTGACATTTTTTCTGACCCGGACGAAGGTTACCCGTTGATTGTTAACGTTACCACGGACGAAAACAAAAAGAAAAATTTCGACATTACTTGCGGAATGCCGGATGCTAATAAGCGCCAGACTTGGGACGATTTCTTTGCGAAAAACCGTGTATCAGACGAAGTGTTCGGTATTATGGAAGAACTCCCTACCCTGGATGATATGTATGTGGACGTATTTTCACGCAAAGACTGGGATATGCAGTTGGAAGGATTGGAAAGAATCGACGAGGAACAATCATACGGTATTTTCCAGGACGACGTATTCTTGAACAAACTCGAAGAACTTGACAAATTGGTTCCGGAAGAGGACGAAATCAAGGAAAAGAAAGCTCCTAAAAAAGCCCCCGAGACAAAGAAGGTGAAAACGGAGGAACCGAAAGAAGAGCCAACAAAGACGGAAAAAAAAGCAGGCGGTTATCCTACATTGACGAACCTCAAAAAGGAACTCCGTGCCTACATTGCCGATAACTACGAAGACAAGGAATTACCGGAAGAGTTGACTGTAGCAGAACTCCGTAAATGGTACGACATTGCACAGGAAGGTGGCGAACTGCCTTTTGAGGATTACGAAGAGCCGGAAGACGAAGAAAAAGGAACAGAAGAGACGAAACCGGAAGATACGGCAGTTGAAGAAAGGGAAGCATCAGCAAGCGTTCCTAATTCCATTGCATCACGGTTGAGAAACTTGAAAGCGAGAACTTCAAAATAAATCATACAAGGAAGGGTAATTTCTACCCTTCCATTATTCCTATTATTATGAAAAATCTTTACAGAATAATTCTCATTTCGGGGATGATAATATTACTCGTATTGTTATTTCTATCTATCAAGAAGGCAAGGGAAAACGAAAGGTTGCTATATGAAGTAGAATTTTATACTGATTCCTTAAACAGATACACGAAGATTTACAACTCTGAAAGTTTTTCCAGATTGAAAAAAGAAAACAAAGAGTTGTACAGCCGATTGAAGGAAAAGGAAGCACTTGTAGAGGCAGTGGAATTTGAATGGAAATACAAGTATGAAGGACTGGAAAGAGAGGTTTCCGAATTGAAGAAAACGGACAGCCTCTATACATTCAAGGAAGAAACCGATACGGTAGGATATGATTTGCAAGTATGGGCTACACACCTGGCAAAGTATAAGATTAACTTCAATTTAACCAACAAGTTTTTATTGACAAATCAGCGTATAGGAGACAGTAACCGTATGGAGATAACTTCCCAATTACCCGGAAAGATAGGCGATGTCACGATGTGGACCAAACCGGAGAAAAAGAAAAGATTCGGTTTCGGTGTGTCGGTAGGTGCCGGATATGGAGTATTCAATAAGGATTTTGATGTGTTTGTAGGATTAAGTGGAACATATTTAATTTGGTAAGATTATGTTTGTACAGATAAACAATAAGAGGATAAAGATTACCTCTATCAGCAGATACAATGACGAGGGATATTCACAGTCAACTCAGAAGTTCAGAATCGCTTTGAAAATATCCAATGTCTGGGAAAGCTTCTATTTTGACAAGGAAGTAGAGAAAGATAATGTTTTGAAAAATCTTGACAATACATTAAAGGTAACTGCATTATGACCGGGAAAATGATAATAAGTACAGACTGGCATTTGAAGCCGTCCAATATCGAAGAAATAACGGAATTGCAAAGGCAGGAATTGAACGTAGCGGAAGACAACGGTATAACCAATCATGTGTGGCTTGGCGATATATTCGATTCCCGTATATCACAGAGACAGGACGTTTTAAATGCTTTCTCCTCTATCCTTGATATGTATGCGAGGATGGAACACACAGTATATTGTATTCCTGGAAACCACGATAAGAGTGACTATAGTTCGGACAGGTCGTTTCTGGATGCGTTCAAGTATCATAAAGGGTTCAGATTGATAACTGATTTGGACGCTTTCGAGATAGGTGGTGTAATATGCTATTTTATGCCGTTTTTCGACAATGCGATATGGTTAAAAGGGATGGGCGATGTGTTGAAGGAAAAGAATCATAAGACGCATATACTGTTTACTCATATCGCTTTCCAGGGAAGCAGGAATAATGACGGTAGCGAGGTAGAAAGTGATATAAAACCTTCTTTGTTTAAAAATTTCGGCATGGTCTTTTCTGGACATTATCACGATTTCCAGGAAATAGGTAAAAATATTGTACACCTTGGAAGCATCACACAGAACAATTTCGGAGAAGACGATAAAAAGGGGTTTTGGTTATTGGATGATGATTTTACATACGCGTTTATTCCGTCAACAGGGAAGCGATACAGAAAGGTTACTGTGAACCTGGAAAACACGACTTTCAAGCAAGCGGATAAGATTGTAAAAGATTTTCAGAAGAAAAACAAGGAAGATTTTGTGCGCGTGGAATTCGTAGGTACGAAAGATGCAATTTCCTCCATTGACAAGGAAGAGTATAGAAAGCTTGGTGTGGATGTCAAAGTTAAGTCCGTAGAACTGGAAACGGAAGAGGTGGAGACAGCAGAAGAAATCAAAGCTTTGTCCGGTTCCGATATTGCAGAAAAATTCAAGGGATTTTGCGAACAGAACGATTACTCCTATAATGAAGGAATGGAAATTTTAAAGGAGGTGTTATAATGGGATTGGAAGAATTATTTGGAAGAATAGAGAAACGTTTCGGAAAGGAAGCGGTAGTAGGCAACGATATAAAGGTAGACACTGTGTCTTCCGGCAGCATGGCATTAGATGAAATATTGGGAGGCGGTTTTGCGCTTGGAAGAATACACGAAATATACGGAGGATTTTCGAGCGGCAAAAGCTCTGCGGCATTGCATCTAAGTGCATCCGTACAGAAAACGCTTGGGAAAGCGGTGGGGTATGTAGATACAGAACAAGCACTTGACCTGGAATATGCAAAAGCACTTGGAGTTGATTTAAGCCGCGACAAGTGGATAATGTCGCAGCCGGATAGTGCGGAACAGGCGCTTGAAATCGTGCGTGAGATGCTGGAGGTGCCGGAAATCGGATTGGTAGTGCTTGATTCGGTTGCCGGATTGGTGCCGGAAGCTGTTTTGCAGGGTGAGGCAGGAGATGCAAAGATAGCGCTTGTGGCGCGCCTTATGTCACAGCAGTTAAGTATCTTAAAAAACGTATGTAAGAAAAACGGAAACATCCTCCTATGTATCAATCAGACGAGGCAGAAAATCGGGGGTATGGGATTCGGTCCTACAACAACCACACCAGGAGGCGAAGCACTTAAATTCTACGCTACCCAAAGAGCGGAATTTGCCCGTATAGGCACGGAAAAGACCGATGGAGTGGCAACGGCCAACAAGACACAAATAAAGGTTGTAAAGAATAAGATTGCACCCCCTTTCCGTGTATGCCAGGTAATGTTGGAATACGGTGTAGGATTTGATACGGTACAGGAGCTTATAGATATGTCTATAAGAGAGGGAATTTGCTCTAAAAAGGGTGCCTGGTTTTACTATGGCGAGACACGTTTAGGACAGGGAATGGATAACGCTAAAAAAGCGTTATCGGATAAGGATTTGTTTAATGAAATTAAAAATAAATTGATAGAGACGTTATGTATCCCGAAAGATTGATATTAAGAAATTTTTTGTCATTTGAAGAACTTGATTACACCTTTACAAAGCAGACTTTAGGAGTGACTGGAGAGAACCGAACCGAGGAAGACCAGCTTTCCAATGGTAGCGGAAAATCAAGTTTGTCACAAGGCTTGTTCTACGCGATATATGGCGTTAATTTAAGAGGAAAGGAAGACAAGAAACTGATACGTAAAGGAACGAAAGAAGCTTATACCAAAGTTGAAATATTTTGTCAAAAACGTAAAGAAACGCTGATAATTGAGCGTACAATTCCGTTGAAAAGTTCTTCCAAAGTATCACTGACCCTAAAGAAAGATGATGTGGAGACATCCGTAACGGTAGCTACTGTGTTGGACGCGAATAAATACGTGATTAACTGGATTGAGATTACACCGGAAGACGCCAAGTCCTATTATATCGTAACCAAGGGTAATTATTCGTCTTTTTTTCGTTCGTCCAATACGGAGAAACTTGCCTTGATAAGTCGCTTTGTCAATTTCTCCAATATTGACAAGACAAAAGGCGTGATTTCCGAAAAAGTCGGAATATTGGAACAAGAATTGCACAAAGAAGAATGCTTGAAAAATGTTGCGGAAGGCAAGAAACAAGCCTATGAGGAACAGATACAGCAAGTGTTGAACGAAGACCCGGAAGAAAAGAAAAAGGGTATTATAGGTGAGATTCGGTCAGAAATATATTCTTTACAAATTCTTATTGAAGACCTTGTAAGGATGCGTATTCCCAAAGCGGAAAAGGATATCGAAGGCGTAGACAAGGATATCGAAGGGCTTATAAAGCTGAAAGAAGAAGTAAGTAAAGAACTTGAAAGCTTTGATATGGATGCTTACAAGGACACCTATAAAGAGATAGACACGGAAATAGCCGGACTAAAGAAAGACAAGTCAAACAAGGAAGAAAGGCGCAAGGATTATGCGCTGAAATTAGCTGATTATGAGAAGAAATTACAGAAGGTCGAAGTATTGCTTTCTGGTGTCATTGTGTGCCCTAACTGCAATCATAAGTTTTTTATGGATGCTGACAAGGATTTTGAAGAACTGGAGGCTGACAAAGAGGCTTATAAAACAGCCATTGATAAGAATACGGTAAAGAAAAACGAATATGAGACCTCTATAAACGAACTGGAAGACCTTATCTCCCAATACCAAGATGTAAGGAAAGAAACGGAAGAGGAAGAACGTAAACTGCGTGTCCGTCGTGGAAAAGTGGTTGACAAGATGATGGAGGTTGAAGACCGGATAAGGGAATTTGAACGTGAAAAGAAGGGGTATGAAAATTCCATTGTAAAGATGCGTTCAGAGGTTGAAACAAACCGTTCCCTTATTGAATCAAAGACCGGGTATATAGAGGAGCTGAAAAAGCAGAAAGCGGAAAGACCCTCTATTAAAGACCAGGAAAAGGCGGTAGAAAAACTTTCCAAGGACATAGAGGAAGGCAACAAAAAAATTCTTGACATAAAGAACGGCATTTTTAAGGTACAGCAATGGGATAGTCGATTCAAGGACTTTAAGATGTATTTGGCAATGGAGCAGATAAAGAATATCCAAAGCGCAGCCAACGATGTATTAAAAAAGATGAAAAGCGATTTAAGGCTGATGATTGAAGGCTTCAAACGGAACGCGAACGGAGCATTGAAAGAGGAGATAACACCCTATGTTTTCCGTGACGAAATGGAAAACTTTTTCTTCTATTCGGGCGGTGAACAAGCACGTGTGGAAGTGGCTCTTATCATTGCAATACAAAGCATGATTAATGCCACAAAACAATACGGGGGTATGGACTTTTTGTTACTGGATGAAGTGCTGGAAAGCAGCGATTCTTTGGGTATAGAGAATATAATAGCCTCTACGGAGTTTTTGAAACAATCAATATTGATTGTTACGCATGTACCAAAGCTTAATGACGAGATAAAGCAACTTAAAGTAATAAAAGAAAACGGAATATCAAGACTGGAGGTGTAACATGAAAGTATTTATGGGATTTGACCCCGGAACAAAGGGGTTTGTATCAATGATTGCGGAAGATGGAACCTTTGTCAAGGCTGAACCCATCTTTAAGGATATTAAGGTAGTGGATATGATAGAGACGGCAAACAGGCTGCTTGCTTTTGTCGAAGGGTACGAAGTCCGGCATGTCGTGATAGAGGATGTGCATGCACTGTATGGTTCTTCGGCAAAAGGAACGTTTACGTTTGGTTATAATTCGTGCGTGCCGGAATTCTTTTGTGCAATTGCCGGATTACCCTATACAAAGATACCGCCTAAAAAATGGCAGTCGGACATGCACAAGGGTATAAAGATGGTAACAAAAAATGATGGTACCAAGACAGTAAAGGACGTAAAGAAAATGAGTATCGTGGCTGCACACCGTATTTTCCCGGATGTGAGCCTAAAACGGTCCAGCAGGAGCCTAAAGGACGACGATAACTTTGCTGATTCTTTGTTGATGGCTGAATATGGACGTAGACATTTTAAATGATAATAGATATGATATACTGGAAATGCGAAAACAAGGAATGTACGGAATTCGGGAAGGAAATCATAGAGACGCGCCCGATGTTTAAATATACTAATAATGGAACCGTACCTATTAACATACCTTATTGTAAGGTATGCGGAAAACAGATGGGGTATCGTGAGGAATTGCCGGAAAGCGAAGGCGATATAAACGTGGCGTTCGCTTCTTTCGGTTCCCAATCCAACGAAAACAAAGCCTCTATCCTCAAAGACAGATACAAGAAAGGTCTTGAAAAAGACGGTATTAGCGAGGTTATCAAGGCTAAAAGGGATAAAATGACTAAGGACTTTTTCGGTGGGTGATATGTTAATTATATGTTAAAAGCACATAAGCAGTTGCGTATCTCATAACATAATCTTATCTTTGCATTGTGAGATTAAGAGATAAGAAGTCAAACAACAAAAAGATAAGGTTATGAAATCACTTGAAGAACTTAAGAATAGCATTTACGAGAAGATAAACGAAATTAGAAATTTTAGCAACGATGATTCAAAGTTGTTTAATGAAGAAGGCGGTTACAATTACGAAGAATTGAGCGCCTTTCTCGAAAGAAACAAGAAAAAGAACTATATGAAAGCCGCTTGCATGAGGATGATTAAAAATTATCTCGATAGGTTGTATGACGGATGGAAATTCTACGAGAAAGACTATTTGGTTTATGTGAATGACTTTAAAAGATTTGGATAATGAATGAATTAGTAGAAAATATATGGACACTTGTAGCTCTCACGGGCTACAAGTTCATAACGGTAAACTTTTTGGGAACCTATAAGGTTTTTATGGTGGAAAACTTTGCCACAAAGACAAGGGACAACCCATTTAATGAAGTGCGCGGAGCGGTGGATATAACAGAAGACGTTAAGCACCTTACTTTCCAATTGTCCGAAATGAACCCTATCGGAATAGATGCCCGGTTACAGGGAAGACCGAGAAAGGATTTTAAGTTCGGAAGTGACGATTACATTTACTTTATTGCTAACAAGAAAAACGAGTTTTAGTTATGGCAAGCGAAAGATTAACAATTAGTGAAAAAGATAGGATTGCAAAAAGCATAATCAAGCCTATTATAGAGCAGTCAAGAAAAGAATTTGAAAATGTTAAAGGGAACAAATGTGACGATATAGAGAAATTGCGTGCAGAACTTTCAAAACTATAAGAATATGGTAAAGTCGAATTTAGACCCTAAAGTATTGGAGGGAAAGATAAGAGAATATAACAACGCCTATCGTAGAGGCGAACCGGAAATAACGGATGCGGAATTTGACGCGCTTGTAGAACAATTGCATGAGGTCAACCCAGATGCGGATTGGTTCAAGAAAGGGGTTAATGACGAGGTTTCGGGAAGAAAAGAAACCCTTCCTATCCCCATGTACAGCCTGGAAAAGGTAAAAACTTATGACGAGATTGTAAGGTGGGTAAAGTCATGTGGACTGAAAAATGAAGACCGACTGATTATCACTCCTAAATTTGATGGAATTTCCTTATGCGTGGACGAATATAACAAGAAGGCGTGGACGCGCGGAAATGGCGAGGTAGGACAGAATTGTACTTCTCATTTTGAACAGATGATTAACCACGGATTTAAGGACGTGAAAAGGACAGAAGGATATTATACTTTCGGAGAAGCCATTTTCCGTAATTCCACTTTCTTGACATTAAAGAAGCGGACAAATTACAAGTCAGCGAGAAATGCGGTAGCAGGTCTTGTCAATTCTCCTACTGTATCTCCGAATATGAGGGATGTGCAGTATATAAGGTATGGATATTCTAACGAGGATTGGGACAAGGTAAGCATGATTGCCTTTATGAATGACAATTCATCTGTAAAAGTCCGTTATGTTGAAACGTTCGTAGAATCAATCATTCATAGCGAAAAGATGTTTAATGAATATATGGACAATATTTTCAAGGGCATAACGAATGATTACAAGTGCGACGGTCTTGTTATAGACGTGGATAGCGCAAAAATAAGAAAAGAGCTTGGAAGATTGCCGAACGGCAACCCACGTTATGCAATTGCCTACAAGAACCCGGATTGGTCGGAAAGAGAGGAAACAGAGATAGAAAATGTAAGATGGCAGATTTCAAAGGACGGCAGATTATCCCCGGTAATCGACATTACACCCGTTGAATTGTGCGGAGCTACGGTTTCCAAATGTACAGCATATAATGCCCGTTATGTAAAGGATAATTTTATTATGCCAGGTTCACGTGTCATTATTTGCCGTTCTGGTGATGTGATACCGAAACATATATTTACCGTGTCTTGGCCTACTTTAAAAAGTTGTTTGCCCGACAAGTGTCCCATTTGTGGGAAACCTTTGGAGATGGACAGAAACAATGTGGACTTGATTTGTTTCAACAAAAATTGTGACGGTGTAATGCTTGCCAAATGTGTATATTTTTTCAATACTTTGGGTTTTGAAGAGTTCGGAGAACCGACAATAAAGAAGCTATTCAATGCCGGGTACAAGACACCGGACAGCATTCTCCTATTATCGGAAGAAGACCTTAAGAAGATTGAAGGCATAGGAAATGTAGGTGCAAAGGTACTGTCAAGACAGTTTGAAAACTTAAAAAAGAAAGGTACGAACTTTGCAAAATTATTGACAGCCTATAATAAATTTGGGGGTGTAATAGCCGAAAAGACATGCCAAAAAATTCTTGACGGATTAAAGTTATATACTTGTAAAGATGTAGCTGATTTTGCAAAAGAATGTGATGAAAGTTGGGCGGCTGACATTGAAGACAAAGTTGAAGGTGTCGGATTTAATACAGCTTTAGCATTTGTTTTAGGTATTGAAGATTGGTGGGTGAACGATGATGATTCCGCACATATCCCTATAACTTATTACGGACTGGAAGAAAAGTCTTTTGAGGGACAAATGACGGTCGTATTTACCGGATTTCGTTCGCCCGATACGGAAAAGAAATTAACGGACATGGGGCATAAGATAGGTTCTTCTGTAAGCAAGAAAACAACATGCCTGGTGGTGAAGGAAAAAGGATTGGGAACCATCAAGGAAAAGAAAGCGGAACAATACGGAATACCCGTTTTCACGTTTGAGGAATTTAAGGAAAAATTCAATGTTTGATTGAGTTTCTTTTGTTTGTTTGACATAGTGGGAGAGGCTGGTTTGAGAAAATAAGCCTCTTATTTTTGTAAATTTTTTAGTAATGAGATATTGGTATAGAGATAAGGACTACGTTTATATTGGCTTTAATTATAACGCCAATTTTGTAAATAAAATGAAACGTGATTTCGGAGCCAAATATAACCCGGCTTTGAAAGAGTGGTATTTTGAACCTTCTTTAGAAAAATCTCAAATGTTAAAATATTTCTTGGAGGGTAACGGATTCAAGAACGAAAAACCGGAAAGACAGATAGAAATCCCCCTAAAGGAAATCAAGCCCCTTGTAAATGAAAAGGAGTTGAAAGAAATGTTCGATTACCTGGGATTGCCGCTACATCTAAGGGATTATCAAATAGAGGGCGTGTCCTATATGGTTAATCATGGCAATTGCCTTAACGGTTGCGGTCCGGGCGTAGGGAAAACAAGACAGTCCATAGCACTGGCAGAATTGCTTAACCTATTCCCCTGCATTGTGGTTTGTCCGGCAACGGTAAAACAAAGCTGGGTCAACGAATGGAAGCTGTGCAACCCTAACAGAACGGTACATGTGATTGATTCAAAGGACGAGACCAACACGGACTGGAAAGCGGATGTTACGGTAATAAATTATGACTATCTTTTCAAACGTAGTGCAAAGGAAGAAGGTAAGAAAGAAGTAAAACTTCGTTACAGCCGTTCCCTTACCAAGAAATGGGGGTTAGCGGTAATCGATGAAATACACCTATGTAAGAACCCGAAATCTATACGCTCTAAATGTGTGCAGAAAATCGTGGAGAATGCAGAAAAAACAATAGGATTAAGCGGTACGGCAATTATGAACAGACCCCAGGAGCTTATCAATATATTACGAATTCTTGGAAGATTTAAAGAGATATTCCCGGATTCGTTATATTATCTCTACAGATATTGCGCTGCAAAGAAAACGCGGTTTGGACTTGTATGTACCGGGGCTTCGTGTACGATGGAACTGAACAAGGTAATAAAGCATTACTGTTATTTCCGGAAAGAATTGCGCGACGTGGTGAACGAATTGCCGCCTATAATCAAACAGACGGTGAATGTGCCGATAACCAATAAAAAGGAGTATCGGAAGGCAGAAAAGGATTTTATCGAATGGCTGGCTAATATTGACATAGAGGCGGCAGAACGTGCCATACGTGCGGAGCAGCTTGTAAGGTTGTCCGGATTGAAAAAGCTGTCTATAAATGGGAAAATAAAGTTCATTGTCCAGTTTTTGAAGGAATGGAGCGAAGCGAACGAGGACGAGAAAATGATAGTATTTGGTATCACGACCGACATACTGGAAAGGCTTGGAAAGGAGTTCAAGAACAGTGAGGTAGTGACCGGGAAATACAGCACGGAAGAAAAGATGCGAAAGGTTGAGACATGGAAGAAAGAAAAGACCTTCCTATTTGCCAACATTGCATCATTATCTACGGGTATAGACGGTTTGCAGAAACATTGTTACAACATGGCGTTTATTGAATTGCCGCAACGTCCGGCAGAACTGGAGCAGGCAACCGGGCGTATAGACCGCATGGGGCAGACGCAGACTATGAACGTCTATTTTTTGCTGTCCAGTGACACAATAGACACGCAGATACGCGAATTATTAGACGGAAAGATAAAAGTAACGGATGCAGTCAACAAGGGTATTGACGTACAGGTAAGCCGTGACGATTCAATGGATATTGCACTGATAAAGAAGTTGAAAGAATGGAAAGAAAAGAAATAACAATATTTACCGACGGCAGTTGTGAATGGAAGTCACGTCTTGGCGGTTGCGGTGTGTATATCCAGGAAGAAGGAAAGGAATACTTTATTTCCAAGGGCTACAGCGACACCACCATAAGCAGATGTGAATTAAGGGCGATATTGCATGCCGTGCAGAGTATGAAAAAGGATGTACCTCTAAAGGTTACGATATGGAGCGATAGCCAGTATGCGGTTAGCTGTATGACAGACCCGGAATTAAGACCGACGGTAAACAAGGATATTATAGAAAAAATAAAACAAGAACTATGCGAGCGTAGACGGATGGTCGTACGGTTTATGAAAGTCCGAGGGCATGAAAAGGATGTAAACAACCCTATAATATACGGAAATCATGTGGCCGACATGCTGGCAGATTACAAGAATTTTGATAATTACGAACTTGATAAAATGATAGAATTATGAATGAAGATTTTGTTTGGACTAAAGAAGAGAAAGTTAACAAATTGTTTAAAGTTTTGAACGTATTAAAGAACAATTTGCAGTGTAAACGCATGGTTGTGGGTGGAAGTATGGCTATGTATATACATGGTTTCAATGTGGAACCACACGACCTTGATATAGAGATGGAAGGGATAAGTGGCGATTCTCTGCGTGCTCTAAGTACGATGGCAAGGATAAACAAGGACATGAAAAGCGACATCCTTTCCGAATATGTAGAAACATCCCCTCTATATCGTATAAGAATAGAAGATGTGGATGTAGACATATGGGTGGTAAACAAAATAGACTACAACAGGACTGTTTTCTACAATAATATAGAATTCGGTGATGTTCTAAGTGTAGTTAAAAAGAAAATGGACATGAAGCGCGAAAAAGACTATAAATCATTGGTAGATTATATCAATCAGTTAACCTATTTTACAAGATGAAATGGAGTGACAGACAATTAGCCATTTTCGACGCATACGAAAATACACGGAAAAACATTGCCATAGAAGCAACAGCAGGCAGCAGCAAGACAACTTGCATAGTGGAGTGTTGCAGAAGGACACCACCTAATAAAAAGGTTCTGTTTATGGCATTCAACAAAAGCATTGCGGAAGAATTGAGGGAACGTTTACCGTCCCATATAGACGTCAACACCTTTCACTCTAAAGGTTTGCGCGTGCTGCTTTCCAATTTCCGTATAAAACCGAAAATCAACGAGAATAAATGCTTTGTTATCGGGAAGAAAATTCTGGACACAAAGGATATGGACGTGAAGCAGCAGATTCGATACCTATTCGAGATTCAAATAATATGGAACTACATAAGGGTCAACCTTATTACGGATTACGAGAAGGAAATACCGGGTATCTGTATTGAAAAGAATATCGAATTCCAGGAACGTATGGTAGGGGACATGGAACAAATTAGAAATGCCTGGCACAAGGAAATGAAGAAGATAAATTCAGTAAAAGAAATTAACATTGATTTTACTGATATGCTTTATTTCCCTTACCAACTACTTGATAGTGAGGATTTCCCTAAATATGATATTGTTACCTTGGACGAACAACAAGATGCGAATACCTTACAAAAAGAGCTTGCTTTACGCTATATAAAGAAAAGCGGTCGGTTTGTAGTTGTTGGTGATTCCAGGCAATGTATATACGGTTTCCAGGGGAGTTCTTTAGAGGTTTTCAAGTCCTTGCAATCTTATCCCAACACCATAGTATTACCGTTGGATATTACATACAGATGCGGCAAGAACATAGTCGAAGAAGCTCGAAAAGTTTTTAACAACGGGATTGTTGCTGCACCTAATGCGATAGACGGTATTGTAAGAAAAGGAGAGTTTGACGAAGCGGAAAACGGGGATTTTATTCTATGCCGGAACAACCTACCTTTGGCAACTGTCTTTCTCTATTTGTTAGAAATGGGAAAGAAAGCGACAATAAAAGGTAAGGATTACGGTGATGCACTTGTGGCGTTGGTGGATAAGATAAAACATATTGAAGACTTGGACACGATGTGCGAGAAGAAAATTTCGGAACTCAAAGAACGGGGTTTTACTGATATCCAGGCAAAAAATAACCCTTCCTATGTAACCCTTCTTGAAAAGTGTACTATATTGAAAATGCTTTACAAGAACTGGGGAGATATGAAGAAGTTGGAAGACAATATAAAGGAGATATATAAGGACGATACGGAAGGTATCGTATTATCCACTATCCACAAGTCTAAAGGACTGGAGGCAGACCGTGTTTTCTTGCTGAACAGGAGTTTGATTCCCAGCAAGTATGCGAATACGGAAGAAGCATTATATAATGAAAAATGTTTATTGTTTGTGGCTATAACCAGAGCAAGAAAGGAGCTTGTATATTGCAATGTTTGACGATGAACCTAAGAAAACCGTATATACGGAAATAGACCGCGAATTTAAGCGGATGAAACCAGGAACCGAATTTTGTCGGATTGAATTAATCACCAAGATAAAGGATTTCCACCCTGGTTCCGTTAGAAGTGGAATAGACCACTTCCTATTAAAGAAAATGAGTAAAGGAGAAGTAAAAAGAATTGACAAAGGTAAATATATGAAGTTATGAAAAAGCCGAAAATGTATATTCCCGTAATAGAACCGGGAAAGAGTGTATCACTTGTGTGTGCAAATAAAGTAACGGGATTGGAGGACCATTTGCCGACCCAGGAAATGCTGAATATCCACATGGAACAGCAGAAGATAATGATACAGAAGGATAAGGATTATAAGGTACATCCTTTATATCTTTTCGTGGAAAAAGAAGAATTCAATGATTTGATACGAAGGATAAGAGGGAAGAACAGAAACGCGGAAACGGCTTGTATTCCGCTTGTATGCCAATATCCGGCAGTCCCTATATGCGTGCTTTGTCTCAAACAGGAAGAGGAGGGGAAAGAATGATATTTGAATGTACGTTTACCTATATGGCACCGGACCCGAATTCGACAAACGGTAATTATAAAAAGTTTGTCGATGTCATAGCCGTACAAGCGGAAAATTACATGGACGCTGAAACAATGGCAACTGGGTACGGGATATTCAATATAGATGCGGACTTTGCCATATCTCCTATTAAAGAGGTGATTGTGGATTCGGTGAAGCGCAACGAAAAACACGGGGGAAGATGGTACAAGTGCACGGGCGTATACAGTGAGGTAACCGTTTCTGGAAAGATAAAGCAGTACAAGATGATTATATTGCAACAAGAAGAAGACTTCGTGAAAGCCTCTACTAAAGCGCTGGAATACATGCAGGATTGTGTAGGCACATGCAGACTGACAAAGATAGAGGAAACTCCTATAATCGAATATGTGGAGAAGGAGTAATATGTTAAAACAGTGTTAAAAGCACATAAGCACTTGCGTATGTTATAACATAATCTTATCTTTGTGGTGTGATAAGGAAAACGATAAGTCAAACAAGTAAAAAGATAAGATTATGAATTCAGTATTTAAAGCCGAGAAACAAATGTTAGAAAACACTCTTTCAAAGGTTGCAAAAGTTAGTGTTGAAATAACTTTTGCCCGTGCTAACATGATAACGATAGCTTGGGATGAAGAAAACAAAAGCGCATTTGAAAGATTGCAGAACTACTTCAAAGGAAAACTTTTTGGCTACGAATACGACGAGGAATGCGATATGTCTGTTTGTTGTTTGAATTTCTAACAAGAAGGGCTTTTAAAAGCCCTTCACAATTACAATACTATGATAAGAATAACCAACCCCAAAGGAGAAACCCAGGTGCATACGGAAGAAAGCTATGAAAAGCTTCTGTGGCAGTTTGCAGAATCTAAAATGATGGATATGTGGTGCCAGAAACACCATCTTATTCCTATCTATATACACCAGGAAGAAACCATACTCAACAAAATGGTAGTAGAAGCATTTTTGGAAGCGTTTAACTATAAAGTAGAAAAGAAGTATGAAAACTAAAAAGTTCGGAGTGGGCGACAAGGTGAAGATACTCCATTGTTCCAACATGATGCTAATCGGACAGATTACGGAAGTAGCAAGTATATGCGGAACGGAAGGAAACCGCTATTATCACTTGAAGATAGACGGTGAACAGCGCGCGTTCATACCTCAAAATCTGGAATTGGTAGAAAAATGTAAGGAGGGTAAATAATGACCTACACAGAAGAAAGAACCTATTGGCTGGAGTGCATGATAAAGGCAAGTAGATACGGACTTGAACCGGAAGTAGCTGTTACAGCACTTGAATATTTAAAGGAAGACCCGAAGTTAAGCATAAGTCAATGCCTGGAAATGGCGCTAAGGGATTGGGATATATGATACAGAAAATAATCGCTTACCTCTATCAAAAGAAGGTTACGAAGACTTATAACGACAATAACGACGGGTTTATATGCAATTTTGTCTTGGAATACAAGGACAAAAAAGATTTTGTGCATAAGATGGCATGCTATGCGGTCAATTTTGAACCCGTTGTTATTGGAAAGGAGAACCGCTATTTGGTAGAGGTGGATGTGCATGCGGTGCAGAATGTCAAGTACAACAATGACAGGGTATGGCTGCCTCAATGCAAGGTTATAAAAATGGACTTGTTGCTACAGCCGTGGGAACTTACATTAGCAGAAAACGAAATAGAAATGTATTACGATGGACAGAGAAAAATTTGCGGAACCGGATATGACAGCGAAACCGGAAGAAATGCTGTGGTTTGAATCAACAATCAGTGAAAATGTGGAACCGGAGGTTTCATTTGTTGAACAGGAAAAGGAAGAAGTTTTGGTTTCGTGTACATGGTATTAATTTGGCAAATAAACTATTGCTTATTTCCCTATTAAAACTTACCTTTGTGGGTAAAACTTCTATATATGGCAAAAAAGATAGAATATACTAAAGAGGACATTCTAAAAGATGCGCCCGATTTCGTTTTAATCGCTTCACCCTACATGCAAGACAAGTACGTAGCTTATGAGATGGTAAGAAGGGAGCTTGACGAACACCCGGACCGTTTTATGCAGTATGAGGGGAACGAAGGTTATACCTATGTGATAGACCTTAAGCTTGTCAATATAAAGGGTATCATGGCGAAACGCGGAGCATCCCAGGAAGCAATAAACGACGCTACAGAAATTCGTACAAATGTGATGTTGCCCCTTCTTGCCAAGTTCCACAGGGTAAAGAGTGAGTATTTCCATGCTTTCGACTTGCATAACGACAAAGCAAAGGCACTTGCCAAACTCACCCCTATGTTACTGGACTTGTTCGGCTCCATGCACAACCCCAAGGATATTATTAAAATTATCCGGAAAAAGGAAGGTTATTCGCTGGGAGAAGAAGATTTGGTAAAATTTTTCAACAATCACAAGTCACTCATAGAGGCAAGGCAAAGCAAGTACGTGATGCGTTCTGACCGCTATAAGGTGGCAACGGAAGCCGGAAGACTGGAAATCATAAATGACTGTATGACAGACTTGCAGCTCAAATATGAAGAGTTCTGGAGTAAAGGAAACGTGGGAAGTGCACTCAATATCCTAAAGGAAATACGCGCCTTGTTGGAAGCCGCACGGAAGGAAGTAAAAGGTAATGAAATTAAACTTACAGTTGACGGAAAAATAGATATAAACGCGACACTGCATGGCGAGGAGAACATAAGCCGTGTAATGCGCGACATCCCCGTAAACAGTCTGATAGTGGGTATGGTAGCCGCAAAATCGGGAATAAGGCCCGAAATACTGATGCACCAGCTCTGCACCTCCTATTATAAGGACTTTAACGGCTTTGCAAGCAACCCGGTATTAGGGTCTGAAAAAGTCATGCTTCCTGGAGCATTGATAAAGTCCTATGACTGGAAAGAAATAGAAACGGAAAACAAGAAATTCGTGGAAGAAATGATACCCGAAGTGGTCGAGGCAGAGATAATCGAGGAACCGTCCAAATCAAAGACAAGAGAACGGCTTCTTAACCGCCTACGACAGATGAAAGGTGTTGAAATCGGAAAGAAATAATTACATTTTGTTTTGACTTTTAGTTAATTTATGATTTTCAAAATTCATGTGGTGTACGGTCTGCGATAGATAGTACACCTATTTAAACAATTAAAAATAAAGTAGTTATGGTAAAGATATATGTTGAAGAAGTTATAAAGTGCATGATGGAAAGACTTACAAAAGAATATGGTCTGACCGAACAACAAGCATTAAAAGAAATTGACATTTGTATGGAAAGACTGTACGTGAAATGGATGCAGAACGAACCGATACCGGAAGAATACAATGATTAATTAACCCTATAATAATAAATAGTATGATAGTAGCAATCGCAACAATGAGAATGGACGAGGACACAACGGTACAGGTACATGTGCCTATGGATGTGGAAATAATGCAGGTTCCTCCTACAGACAAGGAAGTAGAGAAAATAAAATCAGTCCTGGAAGAGGAAACCGGGTATAAATTCGTATCTTTGGATTCGATAACATGGGATGTGGACTACGAGATTTAAAATCAAACGAAAAACTTTATGTTCATTTTTTGAGTATTAGTAGTTAATATCTAATTGACAGCCAGCAGTTTGTGATAAATAGCTGGCTTTTATTATATCCTTTTATATGTTAATCATATGTTAAAAGGACATAAGCACTTGCGTATGTCGTGATAACTACCTATCTTTGCAATGTGATAAGAAACAAGATGTCAAACAAATTAAAAACAAAAGATTATGGCAAGCCCTAAAGTAAAACTGGAAGGAAAGAAAATCGCAGAAAAGGTGATGGATTTCATAGACATGAATTCATTTGACCCGGTCTATGATGTGATAAAAAAAAGCGAAGACTACCACGTATATATCAGAGAGATACTGAGATGTATTTCTACAAGAAGGATGATAGACGATTTGGACGAACGCGGAGAACTCCATGAAGCATACAAGGAATATGTAGACATGAACGGAGTAACTCTCGTAAAGGACATAGCAAAGAGAATGACAAACAAGGAAAAGCTCGAACTCGTATCGGAACTTTTCAAGATACCTTACCTGGCAAGCCCGGAAGAATACGGGGAAGCGATAGCGAAGGCAGCAAGGGAACAATATTACAGATAATCAATAACCAGCAAAAAAGCAGAACAAAATGAAGACCTATACAGTATATTTCAGTGAACCCGTAACAATAAAGTACAAGGGTGACAGATTCAACAAGGAATTGAAAAAGTGGGAACACGATGTGGACTGCGAAGAGACAAGCCCTATGTTCACCTTCCATTCCCTGGCACCTGCAAAGAAGCTTATCAAGGAGAATATGGACAAGTACATAGATTCCATCATAACGAAAACATGGGCAAACGGTGACTGGGAGAACCTTGGCCCGATAAAGCTTGCCGGAAACAACAAGACTTTCGTCGCCAATACCCGACAAAGGGTCGCAAATTATTAAGTACACGGAAAGAAGGGGTGAAAATTGAAGTAGCCCCTATTTTCTTGACAATCAATATAGATATTTCACAGAACCTAAAAATAAAAAGATTATGGATAGAGAAGAATTCCAGAAAAAGTACGATAACAGTATTCTGGTGTGCTGTACAGAAAACAGTATCAAGAAAGTATTCAATATTTGCGATTTAATGGACTTAACAGTCTCTAAATCAAAACAGATTACTGCTATATTGATAGGAGAACAAACAGCAAAAAGTCCATTGTTCCACGTGGAACAATTCCTCAGTGATTTCTACAGGGGGATAGAAGAAGGAGAAAGGAAAGAGACAAAGATGTTTGAACAGAGAATGAACAATGCTATATACAAGCTAAAGCATAAGTACGGAGACACGTATATAATCAAGGGAACCGATATGGCCACATTGATGTGCACAACGGAACTCGGCATGAATGCAGTCTATAAAGAGGGGGAAGATGTGATACTCATAGAAGAAAAGGTCAGCATACCATGTGTAAGACATTCTGCAAGACAGTTTATTACTGACGTGATGTCCGGCATGATTGACGTACTGGACCCATTCATAAACAAGGAGACAACGATTGAAATAAAGGAAGAAGAAGACACGGAAAACATGATTAGTGAAACAATCTTCCATCTCACCCATACCCTAACAAAGCTCCTGCATAAGGTATACGACATGGAAAGAATGGTCTATTCAATTGGATTCGGAAACAAGGAAAGGGTAATGATAGACAAGGACGATTTCTATGTGTTCCGGAAAGCGGTGCGCCTCCTATATATATGCAACAAGTGGGTAACGAAGGATAACGAGAAGCAATCCAAGGAACCGGATTTCAAGAAAGGAAACAAAATAATGTACACCATCAAGGACAGCAACGGCAACACATACCCGGTAACCAGATTGTCAGAAAGAGTGTACGAATCAAAGGAACACGGCATCCTATTCATAACGGATGAAGAAGGGGTAGTGACCGGGATATACAAGGAGAAATAAAAAAGAGAAATACCCTCCACGATACCCTACAGACCATATTTTTATTATTAACCCGTTATACATTTGTTACAATGGTAATAGGGATATCAAAGAGGAAAAGCAGTGATATGAATAACCGGGAAGGGGAAGACCCTATGGCATAAAAGAAGGAAGTATGCCGGACCCCGATAACAACAGTATAAACCGTCAACCTATAATTGTTAATTTGCAAAGAAGGGAAAGGGCATGCGACAGACAATATGGCACGGGGAACATCCCGGAACGGTTATTGTATCATTGTACAACGTGGAACAATTATAAAAACAACATATTAAAAGATAAAAGATTATGGAAAAGGATTTGAGAAACAACGTGAAGTTTATCCTATTCTGCACAGAGTGTTTGCAGGCAGGCGTGGTAATGACACCAAAGGAATATGAAGTGGCATTCATGGCGGCAGAAAAGTTCGAGGGATTTGATGACAAGAGCTTCGAGAACATGAAGCCCGAACAGTTCGCGCCCCGTATGAATGCCATGTTGAACGCTATGTCAAAGAGAAAACAGATTATAGAAGGACTGACATTCAACCTGCTTACAAAGAAAAGCCTGGGTGAACTGATAGACAGTGATTTGGTGGAAGAAGTGATGAAGGCAAAGCACATAGCCGCAGCAATGGCAGATGAGATGCTGGAACCGGACGAAAAACTGGAAAAGGTTGTGACTGACGGAAGACGTGTAATCGAACACTTCATAGACCAATGGAAGAAAGCCCCTATTGAAGAGGAAAAGAAAGAATACGAGCCAGAAAGTGATGCGGAAATTGTAGAATAAATCTTTCTATATACTTATTATTTTCACAAAAGCCCCGAAATGGGGCTTTATTATCAAGCAGTTATGGACAAGTCGAAATTAAAAGAAGCAAATAGGTTGCACAATAAAATCGAATATTTGAAAGACCAATTAGAGCGAATTTCCAGATTTGAGATGGAAGGGAAGATACAAATAACGAACTCCTACGATTCCTATTTCTATATTGACGAGGATATGGCGAAAACCTATTTTCCGATGATAAAAGAGAGTATAGAAAAGGAGCTGGAAGAGTGCGAGCGATTATTTTCTGAACTTTAGCTCGTTTTTGAGATAAAAACACTATCTTTGTTGACGTGATAGATAACTGGTAAGGTTGTATCGCAGTTGTATTTAAAGGTTAACAAAGCGGTAGGGGTTGCAAGTCTGTTATGGCTGGGGGTGAAAGCCCGGTTTAAATGGCTGCAACCCCTATTTTTATTCAAATTTTGTATCATTATGGAAAGAAAAGAGATTATTGGAAGACTGGGAAGGTATTTCACGCTCCCCGAACTTGTATGCCCCCACGTATACGGCAAGTATTCAGAATCGCAGATATGGAGCTTTTTCACGACCGAAGCACTGGAAACGCTCCTTGTATTGAGGGAGGAAATCCTATGCAAGCCCTTCATTATCAACAACTGGAAGAACGGAGGCAGCTATTCCCAGCGCGGTTTACGATGCAATGTGTGCGTTCTATGCAAGGAAAAGACGATGCTTGAGAAGCCATATATGAGCGCCCACGCCTTGGGTCGTGCATTCGACGTTACTGTGTCCGGTATGGAAGCGGAAGCGGCACGGAAAATCATTGTGGACGATTCCGACAAGCTTCCTTATCCTATCAGACTGGAGGACGGTGTTAGCTGGCTGCATGTGGACACTATGGACCTATGCAACGGTCAGAAGGTGACGCTATTTAATGCGTAAATATATTTTACTATATACAGAAAGTATTTTCCCTTATAGGGCAATCGATACTACAGTATACTGTAGCCGCGATTTTGCAAATTTCGTATTTTTATCATTTGTAAATTTAAATTGAAATAATTATGTATCCTACTAAAGTAAGCATAGCAAATAACAAGGGTTTTGAGAGTATAACAGCGATTTCACGCGCTTTCGAGGTCGGCACACCAGCCGAAGATGTGGTACTATCAAAGTACACCTTGGTTCCCGATGACAAAAGGGCGTTTCTTATTATTCCGTTGACGAGTGGTACTATCAAAGTACACCTTATCGGTGAGACTGGTCCAGATACATATACCATTTCCGAGACCGAGGTTTCCGCTTATATGGGTTCTCCTATGCCTTATCTTATTGATAAAGTATTTGTTGACGGTACTACTGCACAATTTAATATAGGGTTATGATTGGGGTTGGTACAAGTCTTTTGTTTGGTAGGAAGGCTGGCAAGGCTGGTCCTCCTATTCCACCTTTCAATAAGGCTATGGTGGACGCTTGGTTTATGTCCGGCTTGTCCAATGCGGACAAGCCTGGTAGTATTACTGGTGTGATGGGTAATGAGATGGCTCTCAAGAACTTCACTTATTCTCTTTCTTCCGGATTCGGTAAGTATGAGATAGATTTCAACTCCTGGACAAAGAATGTAAATGCAGCCAATTTCACAAACTCCGATTCTGTTATTCATCTGACGGAAATATTGGTTGCAGACAGTAAGTTTTTACAGACATCTGTAGACGCAACAATATCTTCATACAAAGTAAAGGTGGAAGGCATAACGGATGATATAAAGTTAAGATATGTATCTTATGCCGAAGACGGTACCGGAACATACACCTTTCTTAAGAATGGTATCAATAACCTGCCAATATCCTACAAGAAATATACCGGGTTTGCTGCATCTGTAGTTGGTACTTGTAATATCACCATTACCCAACTCCCCACAGCCTATGAAGGTGGACTGGTATTCGACGGAGTGGATGATTACGGTATATGCACTGGACTTCCTATCATGACTGATTATACGGTGATATGCAGGAGAGAAATAATAAATAAGGATTATTATTCAGTAGCTTCAAAAAGTACGGTTTTTGGTAAAGGTGCATTTATTTTTGAAATTATTCAAGGTAGAACTAATCATTGCTATTCTTTTGCTGCCGATAATCAAATTAGTTTACATAATAGCGAAATTTCATGGCAAACTAAAAACTCTTATAATGGAAGTACTATTACGGTAGGCAATGCAGACGATACAGATACATTGACTTTAGGTGTTATAAGAGTGGAAGATGAAAGTCGCAGGTTTTTGAAAGGAGCTATCTATTATTTCGCTCTTTATAACAAGTCTTTGACACCCGAAGAAATCGAGACCGAGAAAGAACGGCTTAATAAAGAATGGTTGAAACGTAAAAATTGAATAATATGAAGTGGTTAGCTATACCTATAGAAGAACTAAAACAGTTCGATAAAGACTGGGAGACAAGACGAATGAGTAACGACGGCACGAAGGCGCTGCTGCATGAAGAGACGTACAACATGCTTGTACCTCCTATCATGATGCTTTCGGAAGGAGAGGAACTTGTAGAAGAGGAAATCACTTATCCCTATCCTTTGGTGGATGAAGAAGAAATTAACAATTCTGATGATTGGACCAGTGATGAGGTGATTTGATTGTTTTTGGGGTGCCGGGAATTTCGGGTATTTTGCCCGGTTCCCGGTTTTCATTTTCTCTATTTTATTGTATGCCGAAAAACAACGCAATTTTCAGAGTTAGGGTTAACTGTCTGATAATCACATATCATTTTCTTCTATTTCTGAAAAATAAAATATCACTGAAAGAAAGATTATGTTAATCTTATGTTAAAAGGACATAAGCAGTTGCTTATGTCGTGATAACTATCTATATTTGCAATGTGATAAGGAAAACGATAAGTCAAACAAATTAAAAGAAATAAGGTTATGAAAGCAGAATTTTACAAGGTGAGAGGTACGGAAATGGAAGAGATGATAAAGAGAGGTAACATTAACGAAATTTCCTCTATGATTTCCCAAAAGAAACAAGCGCTTGCAGAAGCACTTGAAAACGTCGAGTTCTACAAGTCTATCGGCAATATGGAATTTGCAAGCAACGAACAGAACCGCGCTAATCTCCTTCAAAGACAACTCGAAATGTTGAACAAATAAAGATATAAGATTATGACAAAGAAAGAATTGATTGCAGCACTTGCAAATGTAAATGATGATGCAGTAATATTGTTCGGTATGAAAGAAAGTTTGTTTTTCGGTGCATTTGCTACACGGATATACACCAATGGTGACGAGGTTCTTATAACCAATAAGCATACGGACGCTGAAACTCCTGCTTACTGTGAACTATTGCATGAGGATGAAATATATTAACATAAAGGAGGATTTGATTATGAAAGCAATCGTAGAAAACCCGTTGAATGCCTATCATTCACCAACAGCAATCTCTATTTATGTCAATATGCTTAACAAAATAGTTCAATGTAATGACGAAAAAGAACTGAGAGAAGCAATGAAGTTTATTTCTATGGATTATCCGGTTACGTTCAATTCTCTTTTTGATTACGGTTTCGGAAGAGATTATATGTGGGTCAGAGAGAGGGAAAACTGTAAACCTCTTCTCCTTGTTGAATTCTAAAAACTTATATATCATGAAAAAGCAGCTTATAAATTTCTTTCACGGTCGTTTCGGTAATAAAGTATTGAAAGCCAAATATCGTGAATGGTGGGTGCGTTTCTGGTACGGAGTAGGTGCACTCACTTGTACCCTTCTTTTCTTCGGAATGATACAGTTCTTGTCCTGGATTTCCGATTTGATTAATTATGTTTTCTAATAAAAATATTTTACAATTATGAAAAAGGTATTATGTGACAAAGACGGGAAATTTATTTCCATACATGATGGTGATTACTATTTGATGGAGCTTAACGATGGCGATTGTTTGACGCATGAAGACGGTACAATATTAATATACAGAAAATGTGAACGCGAAGACACCAAAGTAGCTTATCATGCTCTTCTGCGTTATGGTGAAAAACTACATACGTATAAAAATGGATACCCGTTTACTCATTATGACCTTATCCCGACTTATAGATTCTCTACAGTAGAAGAAAAGAAGCGTATAAACGATGTTCTTTCCGAAAACGGGGTATATTATGACGAGAAAGAAAAATGCCTTAAAAAGCTTCGCTGGCGTGCCATAATAGGCAATTCCTACTATTATATCAATTTAGATTCTTTTGAAGTGTTTATTGCGACAGAATCGGACTTTTCAGAAGATAATAAGCGGTACAAAAACCTTAACTATTTCCAGACAAAGGAGGAAGCGGAAAAGAAGTTGTTTGAAGTTAAGGCGGTTCTCAATGATTAAGAAGGAGTGCTACGTGTGGGTCGAACATATTGTCGAATACCAGGGAATGACGTTACGAAAAGTCCGTCCGGGGAAATATGTTGTCATTTCCCCGTGTTCCCTGGTTTCGAGACCCGTATATATTGACAAGGGCGAAAATTTGAACGTTCTTTAGTATTAATTATTTGTTTTATTTTCATATATTTGCAGCTATGGTAACAGCGATATTTATATGTCTCGTTCTTCTTACAGTAGTCCTTATCACCCTTCTTTTGTGGTGTATAGGGGCAGTTACAGGAATTCAGAAAAGAATGGACGCTCTTCTTTATGTGGTCTCCTATATAGACCTTATTCAGAGAAAGCGGTTTATCCGGTATCTGGACCAGCTTTCCAGGAAGATGAGCTGTAACGAGGACGAGATGGAAGACAACCAGAAACAGTTCCTATTCCATTTAAGCCAGGAATTGACGAACGAGATAAAAAGAATGGAAGACGATTATAAAGATTTGATATAATGGCAAAGAAAAACGAATTTACATACAAAAAAGGGTGCCAATATATAAACTGGCTCTGTATTTCCAATAAACTTTTCTTGCTTCGTGATGATGACAATATAAGCGACGAAGACAAAGCATCCATTTCACGCGCCCTAAAATGCAAGACAGGCGATATCCTTTGTCTTGTACTGGGTCGCAACATCAGCTATTTCGGATATAGTAAGCTTATCGAAGACATGGGAGGACGGACTACCGAAAGTATTGTAAAGTCCAAGAACCCGGTTTTTTCTTCTATCTACTGGACTTATGACAAAAAAGCGGCTCTTTCGTCGCATACCATTTTCATTCCCTGGAAGGAGCTTAAGGAGCTTATCAAGGATTGGGATTACCCGACATACTTTCAGCCGGAAATCGTTTAGAACCTTCTTTCTCTAATTTAAATATTTGTTTGACTGACACCCGGTTACGCTCTTCGTGAAAGAATGTTTCCGGGTGTTTTCTTTGGGATTATATGTTAATCTTATGTTAAAATGACATACGCACTTGCTTATGTCTAAATAAGGTTTTATATTTGCAATGTCTTCTTAAGGGAGGCGGTTAATTAGGTCAAACAAATTAAAGAAACAAAGTCATGAAAAAAGGAAATTTACCAAAACAAGAATACAAGCTTATCAGCATGTGTATGCAAGGAGTTGAAAACGGAATAGCCTACAGTTGTTCGGATTGCGGACGCACGATATTCAATTTTGCAATAATCAAAGGAGAAATGGATAACAAGGAATATGTCGTAGGTCTTACTTGCGTAAAGAAATTGCTAAATAAAACCATCTATTTTTCAAATGAAACACAATGGGAATACGAGAAGGAATTAGCAGGATGGAATAACGCTATGAATTCAAGGAAATGGTTAGATAAGAACCAGTCCAAAAGAATCAAGGAAGGTTTAAAACCTTATGAACTGGAATATAAGGAATTCACTGGATATGATGGGTTGCAGTATTGCTATCTGGAAATGAAGATAAACGGTAAATATGAAGGGCATACGGCATTTATCGAAACAAAATACAATTCCGTATTTAACGGAATCAAGAATTGAATAATCTATTAAAATGAAGTCAAACAAAAATTTTACAAGAACATGAGAACAATAAGCAAAAGGAATTTCCGGGTCTTATATGACCCGGCAAAAGGCGAAAGTATGAGTATGATTGCCGTCTACAAGAAGAACCTGGACGGCACGTTATCCCTAATCAATAAGGAGATGGGGAATGAGACGGACGAAGAAAGTCTGAAAGAAAAGGCAGTAAAAATTATTAACGAACTAAATAAAAAGGAGGATTAAATTATGAATGCAGGTATCGTATTTTTAACTATCATTATTTTTATCGTTCATCTTATGTTGAGTGCCGAAGTAGGCTCTACGGCAGAAAGGATGAACAGGAGTTTCGGTGTATGGATGCTTCTGGCACTTATCATTTCCCCGTTTATCACAGCCATCTTTGTTCACTGCCTGGGACCTATTCCAGTTCTTGAAAAGAAGGAGAAAGAAGACGATGAAGCCGAGAAGTAACAGGTATATCTATTATTATGACAAACGGTCGAAGAACAAGCCGTACCGGGTTATAATAGAGGTTGAAAAGAAGAAGTACAATATCGGTTATTTCCGGACCGTGGAAGAAGCAAGAACAGCCCGAGACGAATTCATTAAAAATCATTTTTCCGTCTCCATAAGCTGGCAACGGTTACAGGAAATGAATGTGATTGTGGATAAGATTGCCGAACTTTCGGAAATTCTTCTCTCCTATAGGGATATTTCCACAAATGAGGTTATTCGGAAAATCGGGAATATCAAGCAGAACGCGATTTCCATAAAGAAAGTTATTGCATAAATATTCACTCAATTTGTATAATTATTCATTTTTGTTTTGTAGTATGAGAACCTGGGTTTAGCGAAACCCGACAGACTGGGACGTTGTGAAACGTCCCTTTTCTTTTCTAAATCTTGACAACCGAGTTAATAATACTTGAAGAATGACAAAAAACCATAATCTACCAGTCCTTTTTCTACTGCATTCGCTTCTTGTTCAAACACGATTGCATGGTAACAGTCATGGTTTATAGCCTTGATTCTCTTAATCCATTTCTTTATACCGCCACTGAAACCAGGGTGATACTTGATTAAGGCTCCTATTACACGTACAAGCCATTCCAGGGCGTAATACAGATAGAACGTCAACGGGATAAGGAGAAGTAGCCAGGGACACGAGAAAATGCCTGCAAGACCGCTAAAAAGCACGGTTCCCGGTATCATTAATGATTTCCACTGGTAGGAGTGGGTTTCTTCATGTTTTAGGAATTCTTCGTCGTAATACTCTTTCGTTTTCTTGCAAAGCAACCAGCAAAAAATTAGAATTGCGGAAAAGGTCGGAATGATAATTTTCGCAATTTTCGATTCATAAATCACTTTCATATTTTTACAATTTTTAAGATTAAACATGTGTAAAGGTAGGCTTTTTCGAGGAAATTTCTGTCAATATTTATTACTATTTATAACTATCTGGAAATCAATACTTTGACGTTTTACCATAAGGGTATTATCTAACCCCTAAAGGGGTACGTAGTTCCCTTTCTTCTTTTACCCTTACGGGTATATTAATAGGAGGAGGAACTGCAATATAGCAATAGGGGGTTTGGGGGAGGAAGGGGAAAGAGTGAAAAATGGGGAAGGGGGATAAAGTGAGATATGGAAAGTGTTAACGGAAGTAAAAACAGAGAAAGGGAGATGAAGCGAAAGAAAGAAGACGAAAACAAGAAGGGATTTTGGGAAAAAGGCGCGCCCGGCAAAAATTTTCTCGAAAAAATTTTGTGGATTGAAAAATTATCCCTATGTTTGCAGTGCTTAAACATAGCGGCTAAGGTCTGATGAAGATTTGGGAGCCGCAAAAGAAAAAGGGGTTACTCTTTAGTTTTCTCACTAAACATTAGCTTCTTTTTGAAAAATCCCCTTTTTCTTTGTTTTTGTTTAGCAAGAAAGAAGCTAAAAATTAGTGGGTGTCCTTAAGCAAGACATAAAACCAAAAATGGTATTTGTAGAGTGAGAAAATTAAAGAGAAGTGTATGAAAAAAGATACAGAAAAATCGGCATCATGCCAGGACATTTCAAAAAAGATTAAGTCTCCTATTAAGGATTTGAAGAGTATACATACTATCCAGGATTACGAGTATTGCTGCGTATTGTGCGCTATTAGATTGATAAACAACAAGTATTGCAAGAGAAATCAGAAAAAATATCAGTATAAGACGTTTTGGAAAAGAAGTTTTACTACACAAGAACTGTCATTGAAGATTGCGGAAGAAGTGGGTATTTCCTACAGAAAAGCGAAGGATTATATCAAGTTTTTAAGATTGAATGACTATATTAAATTTCCCGAAAAGGATGTATGCACAATCATAAACAAGGATTTCAAGGATGTAACGGAAGAGATGTATTTACCGGATTATTTGCGTTATGTGATTAAGGAGAAGGGGGTGAAATGGTCTCCTATTTTTACAAGGATATTGAATTACATTTCAAAGAAGATAAGATATTACAAGTATTGTAAAGAGATTGCAGAGTATAATTTGGACGTATGGAATGACGAGGAATCAAAGAAAGACGAGATTTTAAAGATAGTTGAATGGCTGTACAATAACGAGGACTGGAAGGAATCGGATTATGACAAGGTTTATGAAAAGGCTGTAAAGATGGCGCATAAGCACGCATTAGAGGCAATAAAATGGAACAATTGCGAAGTATCGTTCTATGAAAGCCCTAAACGTATTGCAAGCCGTATGAAATGCAGTGTAGACACAGTGAGAAAGTTTATAAAGGCATTGAAAGAGATTTTTGGAGAAAGAGTATACATGAAGCCGGAAAAGGCGACTAAATCAATGAGATACAACCCTAATTTGAATAACTATACAATAGCATTGCCGGACAGGGAAGAATGGAAGAATATGTTTGCAAGAAGATTCGAGAAGATTAAGGAAGGTGTTTCAAGGGTAAAGGATTCTGTTTATTATCTCAAAAGAGTTTGGTTCAGAAAAGAAAAGGGTTATTTGTGGGAAGACAAGGAGTTCAATAGAATAGCAAAAAGAAGTGCTACTGTAACGTGTGGAGAAAAGGAATTGCCGTGCAAAAAGAGGTTGAGTTTTTATTACACCCTAAAAAAGAACTTGGAATACTGGGAGGACAATTTCAAGAAGGAAAAGGAAATAGAAGAAGAAAAGGAACGTTTTTATAAGTCTGAAATACAAAGGGAGGTTGAAGAAAACAGCAGAATTGATTTGGTGGCGAAATATCGCTGTCACGAGGCACCCGAATACGAAAATTACAACCCTAATGAATTTGAAGCATATAGAGTATGGAAACGGTAAGTGAATACATATACAATGACTATGAGACCGAGGACGTAGAACTGTACGCAGAACAGATGATACGCGACCGGAAAGAGCGTGACGAGAAGCGACGCGAACAGATAGAGAAGGCTTTGGAGAAAGCCGAAAGAGCCAGGAAAAGGGTGGAAAACAGAAGAAGGAAGTATGTAAAGGACAATCCTATAAGGGCGAAGTATAAATACCCGGTATTGGATAAATATTCAAGTTAAAAGCTTGGTTATTTGACTGATAATGCCTATTTTTACCGTTGTAATTACGATTGGTAAAAATATACCTTTTCGTACTAAAAATTATATAAATAAATAGGAAATTTAAAATATTCTATTTCTGTTTGTGTTATGTATTTAACGGAGCAACATATAATAACAGTCAATGAAAAGAGGTACAAGGATTTAGACCGGATTTGTTTCCTATCTAAGAACTTGTATAATGCGGCTTTGTATATCATAAAGCAAGAATTTCTTGTTTCCGGGAAATGGATAAAAGAGTGACTTTAGTTGGCATCTAACAAAAAGATGGTTGCAGAAAACAATGTTGATTTTAGGTCTATGAGTAGCGCTTCTTCCCAACAAATTTTGATGGCTTTAGACAAGAATCTGAAATCATATTTTTCTGCCATTAAAGCATGGAAAAGGGATAACAAGAAATTTACCGGATGTCCTAAATTCCCGAAATATAAACATAAAACAAAAGGGAGAAATATGTTTTCTTATTCTTATGTGCAATTCAGACACAAAGGAGAATACATTTACTTTCCGAAGAAAGAAGGTTTGCAACCATTGAAAACCAGATGTAAGGAAGGAACGGTTAAGCAAGTCAGATTTGTTCCGAAAGCAGACTGTTATGTAATAGAATTGGTGTATGAATCGGAGGTAAAGGAACAGTTACCGGATAACAATAGATATATGTCTATTGATTTGGGGGTTAACAACTTTGCTTCTATTGTAACGAATACGAGCAATAAGGCTGTTTTGATAGATGGAAAGAAATTAAAGTCTGTCAATCAGTATTATAACAAGAAAAAAGCTAAAGTTCAATCACAATTAAAGAAAACAAATGGAAAGGAAAATTCGAGACGGTTAATGAACCTTACAAGAAAGAGAAACAATAAGGTCAAGGATTATTTGCATAAGGCAAGCAAGGAAATTGTAGGCATGTGCCTGGAAGACAACATAACGACATTGATAGTGGGACATAATGACGGATGGAAACAGGAAGTGAATATGAGTAAAAGAAACAATCAGAATTTTGTTTCAATTCCGTTTGAGACGTTCATATCAATGTTAAGGTATAAATCTGAAAGACAAGGACTAAGATTTGTTGAAATAAACGAATCTCACACGTCAAAATGCAGTTCTTTAGATTTAGAAGAGGTAAAACATCATGATAGTTATGTTGGGAAAAGAGTAAAAAGAGGTCTTTTCAGAACAAAGAACGGGATTTTACTCAATGCAGATATAAACGGAGCTTACAACATCATGAGAAAAGTAAAAGGGGATGCAGCAATGCCACCCTATAGAGGGTTTGGGTATAACCCAGTTAAGAAATTTATTAACAAATATATTCAAGTGTAAATTTTGTATATAATTACCAAAGGCATTATTCATGGATAATAATAGAAAAGAAGAGAAAGTGTTCGGACGTGCACAATTTGAACAATTTCTCATTGACAACGACTACGAAGCGTTCACCGCAAAGCAGGTAGCGGCTTTTGCTACTGATGTTTTGAACAAATCGGAAAACAACGAAATGGACGAGTTCGAGAAAGCATGCGCGGCCGCGGACTGGAAATCACTTGAAACGGTTAAAGTGCTGAATGACATTTACGAGGAAGAACCTATGTTCATAAGACCCTCACAAGTGGAAGTGATACCGGGAAAGGAAGGAATTTTCAAATCAATGTCCGAGAACCGGGACATGTTGCGATACAAGGAAACCCCTCTAAACATTTTCAAGGGCATAGCCGGAATGTGCGTATCTGACGATATAGAGAAGGCACGGAAGGGTGAACCTATCGGAACCGTAAAAAGCTGGGGAGGGAAAGAATATGTGAAGACCGCTAACGGATGGGTACGACGCCAGGGAATCAAGACAAAGGAGACCGCGAAGGAAGACAAGCAGAAAGGAAAAGATGGCTTTCCTACAATTGAAAAACTTGTGGCTTCCGCTATAAAATCGGGACACAACCCTAAAGAGGCAGAAGGAATTATCAGAGAGCATTACGACTATCTGAAAAAGAAATACCCGGAAGCTTCACCGAGTAAACTTGTACATATTGCATATACCATTTCCTAAAATTCCGTCGCATATGATTATGGGAAAACTACATAAAATAAGGGAATACGTAATGAGTTTATATTTTCCCGTGTTGCTGAGCATACCTATCTCTTTTTCCAACACGGCATCCTTCATTGAGAAATATGTGTTTCGGGACTGGGAGTTCTTGAAATACCTAATGATTCTTATAGTGATAGATACACTTGTAAGCTGGGTATACCATATCAAGAACAAGGACTTTTCAAGCAAGGGATTTTCAATGATTATTACGAAGCTTTTCATTTATTCCGCTATTCTGATTGTTTCGCATGTGATGGGGAACTTTACTGTGGAAGGCGGCAATGTGGAGATATACGCATGGTTCCGTGCTGTGGTGTGTAATGCGCTTATAATACGTGAATCAATTTCAATTGTGGAGAACGCGGCAAAGGTAAGCCCTACTTTGGTACCTCAGAGAATTAGAAAATATCTGTCTGATTTCGACGAATTCGGAGACAAGAAACCAAAATAAAAAATAATAAACAATGGTTATTTCGTATTTTATAATTAAAAATAAAAGATTATGAGACTGTATAGATTTTTGGACGAAGAAAAGAATATTGATGTGACATTGGTAACTGACGGAAGTTGCGACCAGAAGAAAGTGTTCATTACCGAATCACCGCGTGGAATTACCCCTAAAGGAAACGTGACGGACCCCGAAGGCGGTGCAGAGTTTTTGAAGCTTGGTTTCAAATGGAATGTAGGCGAAGCCGTGATGCACGAGGAACTTGTAGCATTTGCAGAAGAAAAGGGTTTGGAATTAATTATCGACCCCCAGGGATTGAATGAAATCGTTGCGGTAACGGCAGAATGGAACGATGCAGATGCGTGTGTAATCACCATTAAAACAAGTGTTCCGGCAAAGAAGGATGTCGACATTTATTTCCCTAATAGCGTGAATCTGAATGAGAGCGCAGAAAGATTCGGGGTAGTGAGAGGAGACCGCAAAACCATCTCTACAAAAGTTATGTCCGGTAAACCTATGGCGTTTACGCTGGCTGACCTTGGTCTGGATGCAAAGGAAGACTTGAACGTAGTGGTAATGACCGACAACAATACGTGGCGCGAAGAACTTGTGGCACAAAACGCATAAGGACATGTTACGGTTATTGTTTACAACAGAGGACAATGTTCACCAAATGACCGTCGTAACCGACGGAATCGACGGTCAGATGAAGGTTTTCGTTACAGAAAGCCTTTATGGTGATGTGGAATATTATAAGGGGCTGGGTATCGTGATTGAACCCGGCCACACCTATAATATCGGACAGTTCAAGGAATGGGCGTTTAAGGCGCTTGTTAAGCTTATCTCATATCCGGAAGGATTCGGAGAAGAAGGCGCGGTATTGTCGGACGTGCAGGAAGTTGTGGAATACGTATTGGAGACTAAAGAACCTACACTCAATTTCCCTGCAAAGGGAGGTGATGATATGTGCGTGGTGACGTCTTCAAAGCAGACTTTCAAGAATGGACAACCAGTAGGACATCCAGAAGGTGTCCCGGTAACATTCTCAATATCTGGAACCGGATTCAAGGTTGACGGTGGAGGACAAGTAACGGTTGACGAGAACCCCAACAACACGACAAGAAAAGCGGTAGTGACGGTTAAACAGAATGAAAGCGGAAAGACATTGCAGATTACATGCAACCAGGCTGCATCTACTGTAACCTACGAATATGCGCTTACAGTAGACCCGACAGCGGTAACGTTCGACGGTGCAGGAGGTGAAAAGCTGGTTACTGTGACTTCTACAAGAACAAAAGTTCTGAACGGAGTAAAACAGCAGGCAGAAACTTATCCTACGGATATAGAACTGGCAGGTGTGGGATTCAGCTATGAAGTGAGCGGAAACAACTACAATCTGAAAGCCGAGGAGAATACCGGGACCTCACAGAGAACAGGAAAGGCAACCATTTCACAGGAAGGCGGAAAGACCGTACAGATGAACTTGACACAGAATGCGGCTACGGTGACGTATGACTATGCACTTACAGCCAACTCACAGACCATACAGTTTGTAGCGCTTGGAGAAACGAAGAGTTTACAAGTTGTTTCAACAAGACAGAAAAAAGTTAACGGTAAACCGTCTGGTGATGTCGAGAAGGTAGATACGACTGCACAAATTACCGGAACCGGATTTAGCGAGACTTCATCAGAAACCACCAATGGAGAGAATTATAGCATAGTGGCAGCAGAGAACAAGGCAGAAACAGCTAATAACGGTTCTATTACCATTACACAGACTGGAAGTAACAAGACAGTAAAGGTTACGTTAACACAGCTTGCAGCAGCAATCACTTACGAATACACATTGACTACAGACCCGACAGCACTTTCATTTGCAGCAGCAGGAGAAACAAAGATATTCGGTGTTTCAAGCAAGAAGCAGAAGAAAGTGAACGGGAAGAATGACGGTTCACCTATGACGGTTGACTACACTACTGTAGTGAGTGGTACGGGATTTACCAAGGGTTCTACTGAATATTCTGTAGTGGCGGATGCAAATACTGGCGCACAGCGTACCGGAACGGCAGTTGTTACGGCAGTAGAAGGAGGAAAGAAAGCGACGGTAAACCTTACACAATTGGCTGGAGAATAAAAATTGTTTACAATGGGAAAGAGAAAAGGAAAGATAATACAAAAAGCGGAAAAGCCAGATTTGATTGCAAGTCTTTCGAGTTTGTCCATTGAAGAGATAGACAGGCTGCAAAAGGCCGCTCCTATGGCATTCCAAAGCAAATTGCAGGCTGCGTTAAATTCAAACGATGCAGGAGAGATAATGAAGGCTAATTTGTATCTGGGAGAAATCAATAGACAGCCTACAAAAATTCAGTCTGTTTTCTTTGACCCTAACGACATATCTGGCAACGGAAGAGGATTCAAGGATTCCAAAGGGGTTCTATCCTTTTCCGTATTGCGCCGGATGGGGGACATTCATATAGTGAAAAGTATCGTGTCTACACGCGTGGAACAGATAATGAACTTTATGGATTTTTCGGAAGACGAGCAAAAGGAAGGCTTCACAATCAGAAAGAAGAAGAGCCTTTTTTCTACCGGGGACGAAAAATTGACAAACGAGGACAAGAAGAAAATATCAAAGATAGTAGACTTTCTTGAAAAGGGAGGATGGACGGACAAATGGGATAATGTGGACAGCTTGCAGGAATTTATAAGCAAGATAATGTCGGACAGTCTCACGCTGGACCAGCTTGCCTTTGAGATGGTGCGCAACAGGATGTGGGAATTGCAGAAGTTCCGCGCCGTGGACGCTTCCCTTATACGCTTTCTTGACAGTGTGGACCCCAGGCAAAGGGAAGGTTTCGAGCAGTACAGATTCAAGGGGCATTTGCCGCGTTACTGTATGGTGTGGGACGAAATGATTCTTCACAACCCTATAACGAAGGAACCGATATTGTATTACCCGTGGGAGCTTGGTTTTGGTATCAGAAACAAGACATCTGATGTAAGAAGAAACGGGTATGGAGTGTCGGAATTGGAAACGTTGGTTGAGATTATAACCTGGATATTATGGGGTCTGACTTATAACGGAAATTTCTTTAAAAACGGGTCTCAGCCTAAAGGGTTTATCAATATAAAGAACCCTAACATATCAAATAGTACATTGCAGGAGTTTAGGCAGGCATGGACGCAAACAATGGTTGGTGTTAATCAGAGCCATAGAACACCAGTAATAAACGGTATTGATTTGGAATGGATAGACTTGCAAAAGCTCAGTAATAGGGATATGGAGTTTAACGAATGGACTAAATTTCTTATTATTATGGCATGTTCTGTATATCGTATAGACCCGTCCGAGCTTGGATTTAATTTCAAGGAAAGTCAGCAGATATTCGGACAGGACGGACAGCGCGAAAGATTGAAGCACAGCCGTGAAAAAGGGTTGAAACCTCTATTGATATTCTTGCAAGGTGTCATTACAAAGTATATTGTGAGCGAGTTAGACGAAAACTATGAGTTTGCATTTACCGGAATAGAGGTGGAAGACGAGGAAGCACAGGTAAAACTTGATTCCGAGAAATTGAGTAGCGGAATGGTTGCCATGCAGGATATCTTCAAGAAGTATAACGGACGCGACTTTGACCCCGAAAAGGATATCATTTTGAACCAAGTGTACCAGGGAATGAAGCAGGCAGAAGAACAAAACAAGATGTTCGGAGCTTCACAACCAGGACAGCAGCCGGAAGGTGTACCGGAAGACGAGGAAGACCCGTTTGCGCAATATAAGTCATTCAACGATAACCCTATAATGAAACCAGCAGTTGATTATTATTTAAAAAATCTTTACAAATAAGACAGTATGGAAAGCTTTGATGAATTAAAACTGGACAGATACATAAACAAGGCTCTTTTAGAAAAGAGCTTCGGACGTACAGAATTGTATGATACGCTTTTGGAGATTGCAAAGGCGCAACAAGGCGTATATGTGAACAACGCGGTAAACCGGAAGCTTGGTATTGTTGGACAGCCATATAAGAAAAGAAAGGCTACAGAGGAAGAGAAAGCCGACTTAACCAAGACAACGGAAGACCTTTATAAGGAAGGCGGTGTTTGGAAGCGAGACAGACAGATTAAAGTGCATAACAAAATAAGGTCAGAATATCAAAAGAAAATGCTATTTGAGACCAAACCGCGTGCTTACTTAATGCTTGGCGGTGGTGGTTCGGGCAAAGGGTATTACCTTAAGAAGATGAAGGAGAAAGACCCGTCTATAGATAAACTTCCGGTTATTGATGTGGACGATATGCGCGACATGATACCGGACTATGAAAGAGTGAAGGGCATAGACCCGAAGAAAGCATCTTCCTATGTGCATGAGGAAGTCTCAGATATTGGTAAGAAAATAGATGAGGAATATATACGGCAGAAATCCTCTTTTGTAAAAGACGCTGTTTTTGGAAACCCCGAAAAGCTTGAAAAATTGGTTGACAAATTGAAGGCACAAGGTTATGATGTTCATTTGGTAGGAGTGGCAACCGATTTCAATACGGCTTTGGATAGAATACAGAAACGTTTTGAGAGAACGAAACGGTATGTTCCTACAGAAGTGGCGAAAAAAGGACATAAAGGAGCGTCCGAATCTTTCAAGAAAGTTATCGAAACTCCGTTGAAAGATAAATTTAAGTCCGTTAAATTGTATGACGGTAATTCCGATAATGGAGTGATTTATGATAACAAAGTGTTAAATCAAAAAGAACTTGATAGGTTTCTTAAAAAAATAGACTTATAAATTTGTTCAATTCTGAACAGTTTTGTATATTTGCATAGAAACTTAAAGAAAGGAGTTAATTATGGAAAAGAAAAAGTACGGAATTGATATGACGGCTGATGAGTGGTTTAAGATTGAAGACCGAGGGATGGGTGAAGATTTAACTATGGAGGAAATAGCTGCAATGGGTCCAGAAGGTAGGGAGTTGAGTAGGAATTGCCCTTCTAATCCATATTTCCCTAAACCCGATATGTCGATGTTTGATGAATCGTTATATGACGGTTACAAAATCAAAGGTAAGAAATGACAGCCGACGAATGGTTTGAGATTGAAGAACGCGGAATGGGCGAAGGTTGGACGATGGAAGAAGTTGCAGCTTTAGGTCCAGAAGGAAGGGAGTTTCATAGAAATGCCCCGTATAATCCTTACTTTCCTAAACCGGATATGTCTATCTTTGATGAAGACCTTTACGACGGTTATAAGATAAAAGAAAAGAAGAATGCCGGAAAAGAAAATTGATGGTATAAGAACCCCTTTGGTATCGCGTCTTATTGGAGTGAAAAGATACGTGAAAGACCCTATCAGATACCCGAAAATACAATGTGGTTATGAAGGGCTTGCACAGACCATGTTTGCCACACAATCGGACGCGATGATAAAGGAGCTTGTAAAGGAAATGATTAAAACGGTTGAAAGATGATATTCTCACCGGAAGAGATACAAAAACTGTATGATATAATAGACTACCGTCTTGCAAGAATTGTAGCCGATGTAATGGGGGATGAACTGTTGACACCGGAAGACAAGTCTTTGTTAAGACGGTATGGCTATAAATGGAGAAGGGAGATAGAAAAGTTACCACCCTATTTTCAATCCTATCTGTTTGGAAGGTTGAGTGCACAACTGACGCCTTCCCAATTGTCTACACTCAATTTTGACGATTTTACCAAGTATATAGACCGTCATCAATGGGCGGCACTTACATCTTTGGAACAGGAAGTGTATTATGCGGCAGCAACACGCACATACTCCTATATAAAGACGATGGGGGAACGGGCAAAAACGATAATGTCTAATGCCGTATCGGAAGAAGAGGTAAAAGTTCTTGTGGAACAGCAAAGACAATTGGAGCTTGGAACGATAAAGAAGGAAATGATAGAAGGCGTTCTGAAAAAGAAGTCCGTGCAGAATATTGTCAGTAATATAGGGCATTCCTTGGAAGACTGGAACCGTGATTGGGGGCGTATAGTGGAAACCGAGATGCAGAACATCTATCAGACTGGGGTAGCCCAGCAGATAATGAAGGAACAGGGAGCGGACGCGCTTGTATATAAAGAGGTATTCAGTGGAGCGTGCCAGCACTGTATAAAGTTTTACACCACGGCAGGGATAGGAAGTAAACCGAGGATATTCAAGCTTATAGACCTTATAAACAACGGGGACAATATAGGGAAGAAAGTTAAAGATTGGAAACCAGTGTTAAATAGTGTTCACCCATTCTGTCGTTGTGACCTTAAGGAGGTACCTAAAGGTATGGTTTGGAATGACGAGACGCATTCGTTTGAACCGCCTAAAGAACCATACAAGAGACAGGTAGAGAGAAAGAGTAAAGTAAAAATATATGTTGGAGATAAAAAGTTTGAGGTATGAGGTTCGGATATAAAGGAGATGTAGAGGTGTTGACCCTACGGAAGACAAGGGTAACAAAGGAATATGTAAAGGAAAGCGCGGAAGAGGTGGATGTGTACAACTGGGAGATTGTCCCGGTACGTCTGGACCAGATAAAGGAGGATGAGTATGTATTACTCTATTGCATGATGAACAGTACGAACCTATTCAAGAAGGGGGTAAAGTGTATCGATTTCAAAGGCGAGATGGAAAATATTGTGTTAGACAATGGAGCGATAATTTCTGTATGTGAAGATGCAAAACATCTCGTTTTTACAATGCCGCATCAAGTAACGATACCGCTTGTTGATGAAAAGACATTCGATGAATGGACCGATGAAGATTGTTTTGGAATAAATAGCGGAAGCAGTCGAAGGGGTGCTGATAAGGAGATAGAACAAGGAGATGTAGAGGAATACATAAAATTCTATAATGATAATCCGGAATATATGCATATGGGTGTGAGAACGGTAAAGATAAAGGAAAGAGGATTATCATTATATGAAGGGAAACTGTATAACATAGAGGCTGGTCCCGAATACGCGCTTATAACTAAAAAAGGTTTGTTTTTGAAAACGGAGCATTGATATGATGGAAGGAGGGTTTAATACCGGGTTTGTGGAAATAAGGACGCTTGAAGGCGAGAAATTCCTAAAGGATATAAGGATTAATGAAGCCGTAAAGACAAGACATTCCTATACGCTTGCAAACGGTCTGCATGTACGCGAAATGAAGCCACGCGAATCAGTGTACAACATTTATTTTATCGCTGGTAAGGAAGGTGTGCTTAACAGAGTGTCTGGTGAACAGATGGTATGGACGTATGGAAAGAACTATCTTGTTCCGGTAAAAGTAAAGGAATTGAACATTTCCGACAGAATTGTTCTGTATGGGAACAAGAGGGGTAGGATTGACCGGATAGAAAAGGTGGAGACACTTAACAGGTATTTTTATAAGCCCGAATTGAAGAAAAACACTTCCTATTATATTGATAATGTCTGTATTTTTGGATAGATTGTGCAAATTTCGTATTTTAGCAAAAAATTTGTAGCTATGAATTTAAAGAAATTATTTCATTTACAGACAGCAGAACAAAAGGTGTCTGAATACAGGGAGTTGCTGAGACGCTCCGAAAAGATAGAAGCAAGAACAGAAGAGCTTGCAAACGAATTTGCCGAAAGAAGCCAGGTATTGAAAAGCTTCTCCCTGCTTGACAAGGACGAAAGAGAGATTTCGGAAGAGAAATACAACGAGTTCTTGAAGGAACATACTTCACGGGTTGCACAATTGCAGAAAGACAGGGACAAGGTTTTCAAGGCCATTGCCGCATTCCAGAAAGACGAAGATATAGCGGAAGCCATTGCGGATGTATATGCAGTTCATGTAGCAAAGAAAGCATGGAAAAGTAAGAAGCTTTCCAAAAGCGCATACGATGATATCATGAAGGCAAAGACCGGGGTAGTCAAGTATGCGGACGTGCTTTTGTTCAGAGGCGGTAAGTTGCTTATCTTACAGAGAGCAGGGGAACACATGAACTATACGCCCGATTGGTGCATACCGGGGGGACATGTGGACGAGGGAGAAGATTTCCGTACAGCCGCACAAAGAGAACTTTTCGAGGAGACCGGAATAGACGTTCCGGAAGATACTCTTATGGAGGTCGGTGTAGCCAAAACGAAGAATGCGGAAATTCATTATTTTATGGGGCACGTTGATGATGAATCCCCGGCTTTCGTGGTGGTTGACGGTGAGGAAGAAATCGGCAGTATGTGGATTGACCCGGATACCGAACTGGAAGACTACGACTTCATCTTTGACATGAAAGACAATATCAAGAAGATTTTGGGACTGGAAGTGCAACCCAGCCCGGTAGAAATCGTGATGAAGGCTTTCCAGGAAAAGAAGGTGACGGAAGACGTGGTAAAGTCCGTGTGCGAGAAATACCCTAAGGAGATACGGAAAGCGAACAACAAGACCGATTTTTCACACAGTGAAAGAAAAGACCTGGCAAAGAAAGGAGAGGCAATGCCGAATGGGAAATATCCTATCAGAAACAGCCAGGATTTGAAGGACGCTATCAAGTTGTCCGGTGCTTCTGATATGCCGAAAGAAAAGGTGCAGGCATGGATTAAGAAACGCGCTAAAGAGCTGGGTCTTGAAAGCGAATTGCCGGAAGAATGGAAAAGTAAGGAAGTTGAAAAGACGATGGACTGTAACGATGCGAATGCTATTTGCAAGGAAGATTTGGACGACAAGCCAAAAGGCCCGGAAGGTGACGGAATAGCAAAGAACGAGGAAACGGAAACTACGAACGAAGAAGCGAACAGCGAGGAAATAGAGAAGTCGGAAGATGGACTGACGGTTTCCATGAAGTTTTCCACTGTAGAGGATGCGATGATATTCAAAAGTGTTATTTCCGAAATGATTCAAGAGGGGAAGGTGAAAGCCGATGTACTGGAAAAGGCAAAGAAGGAGGACAGTATGTATACGGTGTTTGCCGATTTCGCTAATTTCCTGGAAGGCGTTAAGACCCGTTCAAAAAACGTGCATTGGAAAGAGGAAGACAATGCCAAGCACAAGTATCTGGACGATTTGATAGATGAACTTTCCGACTATGAAGATAAGATAATGGAAGCCGGACAAAGCGGTTTCGGCCGTTTCAAGGACGGGGAGATAAACGGTGAAGAAATAGAGGTGAACGACCCTATAGAATTGGTGGACCTCATTATAGACCGTACAAAGGAATTCTATTCCAAGCTTGACAATAACCCCGAATATGCCGGGGAAAAGTCGTGGGTAGAAGACTTCATGGCAACACTCAAGCAAACTAAATATCGTTTACAATTGCATTAATTGTTTTGGGGAGGGGTGTAAACACCCCTTCTTTTTATTAAAGGAAGCTATGGAAAAGGATATACTGAGTTTGTGGATAATTATCTAAAAGCGAAGGGTGAATAATTTTTGCATAAAACTTTGGCTATTTGCATAAAAATCCATACATTTGAATCGGTAAAGCTGTAAATATATTTTAGTTATTGTAATATATTGATTATTAGATATTTACAGAAACATGTTTATTTCAATTCGTTGGATTACAGATTATTAAAAGATGTTTGAAGTAGATTCAAAATTTAATTTTTTCACAGAAGCAAACTTTGAAAAATCAGATTTCAATCCTATGGATTACCCGGTAGGAGATGATAGAAGATACGAAAAAATGATTTTTGAAGGTTTGGCGTCCGATTCTTCTATAGATTCGGAGGATGAATCTATGAATCCTAACGGATTTGTAATAGACCGCTTTTTAAAACACGGTCTAATCAATTTAGACCATTTGCCATCACGAAGCCCTATCAATAAATCAAGGTTTTGGATAGGACACCCCTTGGATGCTTATGTAAAGAATAACAAGTTTTACGTACGTTGTCAGTTGTGGAAAAAATCACCGGAAGCAAGAGCCTTTTATGACAAGGCACTGGAAATGCTTGCAAGCGGCACCGACCGAAAGCCGGGTTTCTCTGTTGAAGGAAGAGCACTTGAAAGAGACAAGAACAACCCTAAAAAGGTGACAAAAGCGCTTATCACAAACGTAGCAATGACAATGACGCCCGTAAATGCAAATTCATTTGCCGATATAGTAAAGGGCGTGCAGACAGTAGATTTCGTAGAGGATAATAAAGAAGAAATTAACAACGGTTCCAATAACGTTCTTGTAGAGCTACAGAAGGACGGATATAATATAAAAATAGACAAGTCTTTCAACGTTACCATTAACCCTATCATAGTGGAAAGAGACGAAAGATTTCAAGAGCTTTATAATTATTATCTGAACGGTAATGTAGGATTGAACGTTATAAAGGACTATTTGAGAACCGTTAATAAATAAGTTTGTACACAATTAAAAGTTTAATAAAGATGGATGAAAAATATTTGAACGACCCTATCGTATCTCTGATGAAGTCTATGGGATTTTCTGACGAGTACATTATGGCGAACGTGAAAATCGAAAAGTCTGAAAACGGAGCAGCAGCAGGAGACCATGAATCCGAAACCAAAGAGGAAAAGGATATCAACAAGCTGGAAAAGGAAGCCGTGAAGGACGAAGAAAAGGTGAAGGAAGACGAAAAGAATACTGCTAAGGATAAGAATGCAGAAGACGAAAAAGTGGAGAAATCCGACAAGGAAGACATCATGAAATCTTTGGGTTCTGTATTCGCACCTCTGATGGAGAATTTTCAAAAGTCTATTGACAAGTTCCAGGAAACAGTGGACGGTATCAACGACAAGTTGGACAAAATGTCTGGCGTTACCCCTATGTTCCGTTCAGAAGGACTTAACAATATGACAGCTATTCAGAAATCTTTCGAGGAAAGAAAGGACGAAGCAGGTAAATACGAAGTTAACGTAGTGAAAGACAGACCTATGGCAGTAAAGCTTATTGAAAAGTCTTTGGAAGAGGCACCGGAAGCTATCGCTAAGTCACTGGAAAGTGATGCGCTTGCATATCTTATCAATCCGGACGCTGAAACAGTAGGTGAAAACTTGGCGCGTTACATGTACGAAAAGAACGGTGTAAAATTCGTGAAATAAACTCTATTAAAATAAAAGAATATGGATTTGTATAATTATAGCAATCAAAACGGTACGGGTGATGTACTGGGCGGCATGGATTCGGCAGAAATCTTGAAAGCGATGGAAGCAGGTCTTAAGACCGGAATGCAGTATAACAACGAAATCAACAACGGTGGTGGTTTGAAAGTTGAATCCCTGGATTCAGTCTTGAAGATTCTGGGCAACCGTATGAACCAGTTGGTTTACTATATGGAAATGCCTAAACATAAGATTGACAATACTGTACACCAATACAACCAGTTGTACAAGTATGGTGAGGAAGTCGGTATTTTTAACGCAGAAGGTGAGACACCGCAGGAAACCGATTCTCAATACAGACGTAAATCAATCGTAACCAAGTTCATGGGTGTTTCCGGACAGGTTACACATCCGGGAATGTTGGTTAAATTGGCTGGCAATATGGACATGTATCAGAAAGAAGTCGAGAATAAGACTATCCTTCTGAGTACCATTATCGACACACGTCTTGTTGACGCTGATTCTTCTTGTGTAGCCGAGCAGTTCGACGGTGTTTTCCGTCAACACATGTTGGGTATCAACGAAATGGACGGTGGCACGGCAGAAGGCAAGACTTCTGAACAACTGTTGGATGGTTATTTCAACAGTCCGGCAGTTATCGACGCACAAGGTTCTGTATTGAACGACAGTCTGATTCAAGACGCTGCAAACGTTGTAGTGAACGTTTATAACGGTTATATCGACCGCATCATTTCTAACCCGATTGTGTTCAACAACTACGTTAAGATGTTCCACGAAAGCAAGCGAGTTATTGTAGGTCTTGCTGCCTCTGTAACTGGTGCAACAATGGGACAGTCTGTAAACGACGTTACAACTCAGTTCGGTAAGATTAACATCAAGAATGACCGTTTCTTCGACGAACGCAAGCCTATTATGGTAGGCAAGGGCGCCACAAGTGCTAAAGCCCCGGTTACACCGACAAAGGGAACAGCAATTACAGCAAAAGCCGCAGACACAAAGACCAACTTCGGACAGCATGCAGGTTCTTATGGCTACTTGGTAACGGCAAAGAATCGTTATGGTGAATCTGCACCTCTGAATATCACATCTGTTGGTGCCCAGGCTGTAGCTGCTTCTGAATCAGTAGAATTTGGCTTTACTGCTGGTGTGGGTGGTGCATATCCGGCTACTTGCTTCGTGGTATACCGTACCAAGAAGAATGCAGTTCTGAATGCAAACACTGAATACTATCCTATCTTTGAGGTTCCGGCTTCACAGATGGCAACAGGTTATGACGGTGCAGCCGCAAATTGTGTACGTGACCGCAACCGTATTATTGCAGGTACCAAGTCAGCTTTGGTATACTACAATGACAGTCAGATTAATGAATACTTGCAGTTTGCAGACACCATGAAGATGGACTTTGCCGTTACATCTCCAAGCAAGCGCTTTGCAATTCTGAACTATGGTACCCCGGTATTGTATCAGCCAGCAAAGATTGTACGTATCGTTAACATTGGTGAGGAAGGCTTGTAATTAGCTTGATATAAATTTATAGGTTTAAAAAGTGAAAAGTGAAAGGGAGGGAGTAATTGAACTCCTTCCCTTTTTGTTTAAAAATTAGTATTATGGAAAAAGTAGTTGTAAAAAGCCGGGTGTATAACAACCATAGAATTGTACTTAATGGTGGCCCGGTACAGTTTGTTAACGGTAGAGCGGAAGTATCGGAAGAACTCTATCAAGAAATAGTAAGACGTAAACTTCCCGATATTTACAAGGAAGGTGAGGAACCGGAATTTAAAACACGCCTTGAAGAAAAGCTTCGTTCAGAAGTGAAAGAAGGAAACAAGGAATATGAAGAGGAAATAAAACGTCTTAAGAATATCGTCGAGGCGCAGAAGGTTGAAATTTCCAAGAAAGAAAAGGAAATTGAAGTATGGAAGAAATGCGTCGAGGACTTGAAGGCAGGAAACAAGGAAACGCAGGCAGCAGCCCCCGAACCGGAAACAAAGCAGGAAGCCTCTATCAAGGAAGAAGAGGACGACGAGGTGAAGACGGCTCTTAAGAAAATGAAGGTGGACGAACTGAAAGAACTTGCAATGACAGAAGACGGAGGTTCTTTCAAGGAAGAAGACCTTAAAGGCAAAAAGAAAGAGGAAATTATAGATATGATTTTGTCTAAATAAAAATACTTTACAAGGATGGGTCAATTAACTTTTACGATAAAATACAAGAAAAATTCCGGACTTGTGCTGTCTGTAGCCGAGATATGGCAGACATACTTATACGGAATAACCATTGATGGAGGGCAGGGAGCATCATTTACGGACGAATCCATGCGTTTCTATATAGAATCAGCACAAAGAGAGGTTGAAAACTGGTTCAACTTGAAATTCTGTAAACAGTTAATTGACCAGTCTTTGACTTATTATCAGAAGGACTATTGGCAGCAATTCCCTATATTGTTTCCGTCTTATCCGGTAAGGAAGCCGTTAAGCATGATTGGGATGCTCAATAAGATAGAACAGATTATATACCCCCAAGGATGGCTATCATGTCAATATGATAGCGGTATGGGACAAGGGAAAAGAAGATTGAGCGTTGTTCCTACCGGGTCTTCCACGACACAGGGAAACGCGGAAATCATATTGACGGGTATAACGTCACAGATAGGTATGCAGCGTTTCCAGTATATACCGGATTATTGGAGGGTACAGTATATAACCGGGTGGGATGTAGACCAAATGCCTATGGACTTGATTAATCTGTTGGGAAAACTTGCATCTTTATCACCTTTGGGAATTGCTGGTGACTTGATTCTTGGTATTGCAGGTGTTGCCGGACAATCTCTAAGCATAGATGGATTAAGTCAAAGTATAAGTACAACGGCTTCTGCTACGTCTTCGGGATATTCTGCACGTATATTGGAATATTTAAAAGAGATAAAGGAAACGGTAGGAAGGTTGAAGTTGGTGTATGACGAGGTTAAATTTGCAGTATTCTAAGTTATGGGAGAAACAAGAAACATATTACAGTCTCCATCTTCTGGATTGAGTAATTTCAGACCGGAATTTTTCAAGTCGGAATTTGACAAGGCGATACAGGCCAAAGGTTATGACGTGGAGATAATGCGTGCTTTGCGTTGTCCGTGTCATGGGAAAGAATCAGCATTACCGGACTGTCAGAATTGTTTCGGTACGGGATATTTCTACGTGAATGCGATACATACGAAAGCACTGATAACAGGGATTAATTTTACCGACAAATACAAATCATGGAGCCAGGAGCTTTTAGGTACAATGGCGGTAACAGTGAGGGATATAGACAAGGCGAATTTATCCTATTATGACAGAATATCTTTCAGAAATGAAATATCGTATTTTTCTGAAAATCTTCCTATAAGATACGATGATATGGGACAGCCGTTTGTGTTCACTACATACAAGCCAGTACAAGTATTGGCTATGTATCTGTTCGAGGCTTCAAACAAGCCTCTCATAAAGACGGACAAGGGACATGTAAGCGACGTCAACCCCTATTGTATCATATTGGATATGGAGATAGACGCTTTGCCCGAAAACGGTTTTGTGTCGGTATATTACAAGCATAACCCGGAATACCATGTTATAGACTTGCCGCATGAGATACGCGCTTCATGGGCTACCGACAAGAAAAGCGGACAACTTAATAAGATAGAGCTTCCGGTTCAAGCCATTGTAAGAAGAAGCCATCTTATAGCGATGGAGAAACCTAATTTTGATGGTAGCGGTGTGATATATAATGAAGACATATAATTTGCTTCTTTGAAAGAAAATGTTTAGATTTGTACACTTTTAAACATTTTGTATATGAGAGCGAAGAAAGTTTTGGAAGTCCTTGGTATAAGCCGGGCAACATTATCCAATTATGTAAAGGAAGGAAGGATAAAGACCCACAATTCCGCTACACAATGGATAGATTACGACGACGAATCCGTATATGCGATTGCATCTAAAGGACAAAGAAAGAATGTAATATATGCAAGGGTTATGAACAAACATAACCTTAACAAGCATATAGAAGCATTGGAAAGGTATTGTAGGGAAAACGGACTGCACGCCAAAGATGTATATAAGGATGTGACATTTAACGTTACATTGGCGCAAAGAAAAGGGTTCAATAAGTTGTTGGACGATGTGATATCCTATAAGATAGGAACGGTAGTAACACTGAGCCGGAAAAGTCTGTCGGGAACGGACAGTGATTTTATAGAGATGTTGTTTGCAAAATTCGGGTGTGATGTAAGGTATATAACGGAAGAGTAGGATGTTACCTCTATATGTTGACATATCGGAAACAGTTGCGGAATTCGCATTGACACCACAAGAAGCGGAATTCCTTGGAACACGTCTTGTTGATGATGTGGTAAAGGAATATATGCGAAGATGGAATGCACTTGTGGATTCTGAACTGCATCAGACACGGGGAATATATCGGTCTGCCATGCAGGTAGACCGGACTTCTGCCACCTCTGTAGAATTCGTGCTGTCTGCAAGGGCAGCAGGACCGCTTCCTATGATGCTGGAAGAGGGTGCGACACCGTTTGACGAGAAGATAGGATTCCAGCGTTCGGACAAGGCAAAGATAAAGAAGGACGGTTTAGGATGGTATCTAACAATACCGTTCAGACACGCCACACCCGGAGCAATAGCGGAATCCGGAATATTTAGCTCTGTTATGCCTAAAGATGTGTACGATATGGCACGTAATGCAGGAGGACAGCCGTTGAAGCTTGCAGACTTGCCGATAAGCCAACAGGTAAAGGGAAGCCGGAAGGAAATAAATATACCCGGACTGAACGTACCGGAATACATGCACAAGTCGGCAAAATATGAAGGTCTTGTAAGGGTTGAGGCTCGAAGTTCAGACCAGGAGAAGAGAGGTCAGTATATGACATTCAGAAGAGTTAGCGACAAGTCAGACCCTACAAGTTGGTTTAATGGTGGTATAACAGCCAAAAAATTAATGGATAGGGCTTTGGAAGAGGCACAAATAGAATATGTTGCCGAAATGGCGATAGACGAGGCATTAAAAAGAATAAAAGGACTATGATAGAAATAGTAAAAGTAAAGCAGTTTATAGTTTCAATACTGAACTATATACCAGAAGATTACAGACTGCATAAGGGAGACGAACAGAATACCTTCCTATACAGACTTCTTAACGGGATGAAGGAAGGGAATTTTGATTTTTACGACCAGGCAAAGAAGCTGTTTTTAAGAGGAATGACAAACCCCCGTAATTTAAGGGTGCTGTTTGAATTCCCGAAAGACAATACGGGATTGCCAGCTTATGTAATAAGGGAACCGGGAGCGGACCCGGGAGCAGCCAATTCCATAGGGAAAATGAACGGGCATATATACGACGGTGGCGCATGGCAGATAAGAGACAGCCGTTTCCATAATTTCGAGATAATGTGTCTTTCGGACAACATGCTGGAAAGTATAATTATGTCGGAAGTTCTGTATGCACTGATAATGGGTTCCTATAACTGGCTGTCTACCCAATATGATTTGGTAGAGGTAAGAATAACGGAATTAATGACAAACCAGAATGTATTGCCTATTCCTATTTTCATAAAGTCTGTAAGGCTTGACTTGACTTTGGACCAGATTGTAGGAACACTGGTAAACGAAGAATTGCTTAACAAGATTGCATTTGAGGATGGAGGGATAGCAGCCGACAAATGGGGTGCGAACAATTATAGTAGGGATTATGAATTGCCCGGTGTAGAATCGGACATTGATAAAATTGTGACGAAATAGTTGGTATAAGGAGGGAAATTGTTTACCTTTATACCGAAAAATATGAATGTAAGGATTTGATAGGGAAGTTCTTGCAGAATTTCGTGGACTAATAAAAGAAAAATAATATGGCATCAACGTTTATTTTCAACGGTCGGCAGATTTCATTGCCCGGTGTCTACTCCACTATTGTAAGTGGGGAAATGAACCCGGCACGAAATCTTGACTATGGAAAAGTCCTTATTATTGATACAGGAAAGTATTCAGCCGGATTTGGTGGCGGTGCTGGTATCAATGGCGAGAATGCGCAGGGACAGAACGCTATCTATACTTTCGACAATATCGCGGATTTTCGTGCTTTCATGAAGGGAGGTCTTTGGTGGAGAGTTGCCGAAGCTCTGTTTGCACCGGACCCTTCAAACCCCGATGCAGTAGGAATTTCCGAACTTGAATTTGTTCGTGCAGCAACAACTACAGGTGCAAAAATGACGTTTGCGACGGCAGCAGGAGGCACGTTTGCGGTAAAAACATTGGACGAAGGTTTGGTAGCCAACGGTTCGTTATTGAACGACGAGTTATTAACAAAGGGTTACGGTATGAACTTTATCGCAGGACGCGAAGACGCTACCAAGTGGATTTTGCAGTTCTGGAGAGGTACATATACCGGAACATACAGCGATGGTTTACCCTACGGAGACATCACGCAGGAAAACAGTGACCCCGAACTTGTTCTTGAATCACCGGAATTCAAGAATATGCAAGAACTTGTGGATTGGGCACAGAATGATTCTAATTTTGCTTTGGCGTTCGTACTTGATTCAACTACCAATGTAGAAGGAAATGGTGAGATTACCGAAGGGGACATTACAACGGCACTGGGTGGTAAGACTTATATTTTGGCGGTAGGAGGTACAGAAAGTTTCGACATGGACGACTTTAACGCTGTACTGGACCAGATTGTAGGTTTGGACTATAGTAATGTCATTCTGGACCAGGTAGGAGAAAATGCCTATTCAGCTACGACAAAAGCATACATTACACACATGAACGGTGCAGCCAAATTCCAGCATTTCCTCTATGTGGCAGGATATGACAAGGGAGCCGATTTCTCAAAAGAAATCGATTTGGCGAAAAAGTTTGACAGTTCGTTCGTGCAGCTTGTACATGGTGGGGCAGGTGTGGTATCCGCATTCGATGCGCAGAAAATCCGTTGGTGGGGTGTAATGTATAACTTGTGCGCGATTGTGGGTCGTATCAGTGGAAAACCGCCTTATGTACCGCCCACATTCAAGACTATCGGAGTTGACAGACTGCAACACTCATTGACTGAATCGGAGAAGAAGAAGGCATTGAAATACGGTATTTTAACAACCGTATTGAACGACTACACCGGAAAGTTCAATATCTTGCAGGGTGTGAATACATTGCAGGACAACGCCAATCTGTTCAATGCAAAAGGGCAGTCCTATTCCATTCAGTTTATGCGTATCGTCGCACAAATCAATAAGGAATTGATTGTAAATGCGACATTGGATTTGCTGGGACAGGAAAACGGTGTTAACGCCAATACACTGACAGCAGGAGCGGTTAAAGACTGGACTGTGGCATACTTGCAGTCAAGAACTGCAACGGACGCACAAGACAATCTGATTTTGTCGTTCAAAGACGTAGTGACAACAAGAAAGGAAGACGCTTATTTCACCACTTACAAAATTGTGGTAAATAACGAAATCACCAAGTTGTTCTTTACAGGTTACTTAATTCGTGGATAAAACAAACCCTAAAAATTAGAAGATTATGGCAGTTTTTACAGCGCCTAAAGCGTATATTAAAATAGATAATCAAGTAGCCGGGTTTGTTCGTAATCTGCAATTTGCAGAAAACATCACCCGTGCGAATGTACAAGGGCTTGGCTCACTCCTTAACCAGGAGGTTCCGGCCGTACAGTATCAATGCACATGGACGGTAGACCAATTCTTTATTGACTTCAAGCAGCCAGTAATGGAAGGTATGATGCACCGTCTTGGTTCCGTCAAGTCTATTGTAGACACCTTGATTTTGGGCGAGCTTGGTTTTGCCATTGCTATTTACAGCAAGACAATTCAGAGCCAGGATTCGACTACAAAGATGGTGACAGCAGTAGACCCTACCGGACAGACTATGTGCATGTTGAATCCGTGTTTTGTAAATAATCAAAATTTTTCATTACAGGAATCCGGGGTTGCTGGTTACAATATCAGCGGGATTTATCTTTACCCTATATCAACTTTGGAACTTTAATTTTGATTATAAACAATTGATAATTAGGGAGTTACAATTTAGTAACTCCCTTTTATTTTGGTTATAAATAATTACAAATTACATTAATTATAGAATAATAAAATGTTATGTAATTTGTAAAATATTTTTATTATAGTGAATTATTGGTATTGTGAAATGATGTTAAACAACTCACATTTTACACATAAGCACTTGCGTATGTCATAACAAAATCTTATTTTTGCA